TGCCGACGATCACCCATGTCGTGCCGGTGTAGACCTCTTCTACCGCCGGGTTCGCGCAGGTATTCCACCACAGCTCATACCGGAACGGCGACGTCGGCGCTGAGCAGTTCTGTAGGATGTAGCCGAGCTGGTTCGGCGTGATCCGGAAATCGCTGTTGGCGCCGTTGCCGTTGGCGATCCAGAGGTTCAGCGTCGAGGCTGATGGCAACCCGGCATCGGGCAGTGGAAATGAGGCGGTCGGGAGAGAATTGATCGTCGAGGCCGCGAATGCCGATCCCGACAGCAGGAGCAGCGCGGAAAAGATAGGCCCCAGAAGCCAGCGCATCGATACCCCCGTTTTCTCGGGGCCGAATAATACAGCGCAGGGACGTGAAACTTAAAGCGGCGTGTTGGGAACCGCATCCGTCCCGGCGTTCTTCGCCGCCACGAGCAAGTTGAGTGCCGCTGACGCGCGCTCGAAACCCTTCCTCATTTCATATCTGGCCGAATACGCCGCGCCTTGGAGATTGCCGCGAATGGTATGGCATCCTGGTTGTTCCGGTCGAGCCACTGTTGTCCGATCGCTTCGCATTTCTGCCAGCCCGCGACGTAATGCTTCCCATCGATCGCATGATTCTTCGAGTTCGGAAACTCCGCATGATGTTTGTTGCACTCCGCGAACTGCTGATTGAGCGTAGGTTGTTGCGCGACCGCTGGAACAGCCCCAACCAGCAGGAAGACAAGGGGCAAGGACAATCGTGGCACGCTCGCTCTCCCTTATTGATTGGTGTAAGTGCCCGAGAAATTGACGGCCATCCCGTCCGATGGAATCGTAAAGCCGGGTTGGAACACGAGAAGCCCGGAACCGCCAGCCCCGGCTTTCGCGACCTCCAGGAAACCGGAACTCTCGTCATAAGCCGCTAGCGTCATATCCTCGGCGGCCGTGTTCGGGAGTGGGACGATGGCCGCTACCGTGCAGGTGCCAACGCTTGTCACAGTTAACACGCCAGATATCCATGTCGTCTTACCGAGCGTCTTAGAATACACACTCGCCGTCATGGTCGTAGGGGTCCCAGAATCGCAAGTCACAATCGGCGTTGTATGAGTCCACGCCGTACCCGTGTCTCCGGTTCCGCCTTCTGCAACCTGATATGCATCGTTCGTGATGTACTGCCCTGCTGGTCCGATCCATCCTCGGATGACAGATGAAGTCCCAGCATCGCTGTAGTAGCAGGTCGCGCCGGAGCAACCGGAGGGATTCGACTGCGATTTGAAGTTAGTGGCAAGCGCATAGGTCGCCGAGCCTCCAATCGTCAACGGCGTCTGTGACGACGCGATAGCCGTCGACAAGAACCCATCATAGCGCTGGTTAGAGCCATTAAGGTAAAGCTCGCCGCCGCCGGAGCCAGTCGTGTCGCTGTTCGCGTCGTTGATGTTATTCGCCTGGGTATAGGCGCAGCTATCGCTGATATCGTGCAGACCAGTGCCACTGTTGATGAAGAGGTAGCCGAGTTGAAGATTGCTACCACCCGCCACGCAGTTAACCGCGTCCCCGGCGTTGCTCTCCAGATATGTCCCGATCGCCTTGTTGGTGTTTCCGGTCCCGGTGTGGAACAAGGCGTGCGATGTCGTACCGACAATCTCGCCAGCCAGGATCACCACGGAGTTACCGCCGTCGGCCCACTCCCATCCGATCGCCGCGCCGTCTATGAAGGGGTCATCGCCTAGCCCGGCATAGACCTGGTTGATCAACGCGCCGTTAAAAGTAGCCCCGGCCGTGTCCTGGTTAGTCAGGTGGAGCGTGCTGCCGAGCGAAATATGATTGGCGCTATAGATTGCGACCGCCCACCCCGAACCCGAAGCATAGGGCTCGATCCAGCCGGAACCCTGTGTCACGATCGAGTTCCAGCGTGTCTGAAGGACATAGGCCGTGCCGTTGTAAATGGCGGTGACGGGATCGCCACTCTGGATCTCCCCGCCGACCAGCGCGACTAGCGAGCCGCTGCTGTTGTACTTCTCGACGGTCTTGACCCCAGTGCTCGCCACGTTGAGCGTCGTCGCGCCCGTGTTCGTGGCCCCGGCCACGAAGGTGACGCCGTAATCCGTCGTCAGGGAGAAGCCGGCCGCCGTGACTGTCTGCGCGTTAGGCGAACCGCCCGATGTGCCCCCCGCAAAGTTCAGGATTTGCGGCGGGTTGAAATCAAACGCGTCCCCGGCGGCGGCGTTAAAGTAGATGCGGCACTGTGGACCGATATTGAACTGAAACTGCGCCGCCCCATCCTCGGTGATCGGCGAGACAAGCGTGACCGGGTTCGTCTTCAGTGCGTAATAGTCGAGCGAGGCTCCGGGGTTGCCCACGCATACCAGCGGCAGGTGGGCGGTAATAGCTGCGTTGCCTGCGTACTGGAAGATCGGCGCGTTATCGGTCACGCCGCTGTCGGCGACTGCGCCAAACCAGCGGAGATCGACCCCGCTAAGCGGAAATGCAGCAAGCCAGCATTTGCTATTGACGCTAGAAACCTGCGAACCGCCATCCCCCGAGCCTGTATTCAGAGGGCACGCCGACACACTCGCCTTAAAAAATAACGGCTGAGCCCCGTTGCCGTACATATCGTCAACCCAAACGCCATTCGGGTAGGTAACGGTCGAGGCGGCGGCGAGGATCGCTTCGGTCGCGACGTGTGGGCCCGTCGTGCTAATCCCCACGAGGGCCGGGCTCAGCGCGCCCCCGCTTGTCGTCTCGACCAGCGTACTATTACCGGTGAGCCCGATGGGAACTCCGCCCACAAGACCGCCACTGTTGATGAGCGCGTCGCCGGCTCCGATCGAGGTAACGCCCGTGACTCCTCCTGTAAGCGAGGAGGCGACCGCCGTCACTGTGACAGCGCCACCGAGCAAGACTTCCTGACCATTTATCGTAACATGGTCATTGGCGAGATCGGCATTCGAGACGAGGCCGGGTGCCGAGAAGCCGGTGGTCACTGTAAGTCCAGAGATCGACGGCGACGTGGCTAGCACGATTCCGCCGGATCCGCTGACGGTCTGCCCGAGCGCCGCTGGAACACCGGTCCCGGTCCCGGCAAGCCCCGTCGAGACGGGCAGTCCGGTCGCATTGGTGAGGGTGCCAGACTGAGGGATGCCTAGAATCGGCGTCGTCAACCTCAGATTGGTGGCCGCGAGACCACTCGGCAACGTAGTCGAGATCGACGGCACGTTGCTTCCGTCGGTTACGAGGACGCCATTGCCCGTCGTAGCGAGATTCCCGAGCTTTTCGGCGTTGTTGTAGAGCAGGCCATTGGCGGTTCCGCTTACGATCGGCGTCCCAGCTACGATGAGATCGGCAATGGTCGATGAGATGACGCCGTCAGATATGATGATGGTCGCGTTGTCCGGTTGTACGGCACCCAGGGATGCCGCGGTCGCCACCGGCAGATCGGCCGGCACCAGCGCGCGCACCGACGCCGTGCCAGACACCCCGTTCGGCGTCGCCAAGACTTGGTTCGCCGGGCCGGTGATCGACCCCGTGATGGCCCCGGGCGCGATTTCGCCGGCCTGGATTTGCCCCGACAGCTTCCGGATGAGACCGCCCTGAATGATCGGGCGCGCGTCGGTCGGGCTCAGCGGAAGCCCCGCGGCGCCGGCGGTCCCTACGTAGGCTGGAAAGGACTGCCCGTTGACCCCAGACGGCGGCGTCTGCGTCGTCAGGTAGGTCTGCGCCTCGGATCGGCCGAAGCCGGCCAACAGCAGCAGAACCGCAAGAGCGAACCGGCGCATCAGCCATCCCCTGTAGAGGACGGCAATCTACACCGCGACTGCGTGGAACCGAAAGGCGCTACTGCGCGCCGCGGGTGCCCTGGGGGCCGATCGGGCCGGGATCAGCCTCGCCCTCGATGTCGATCGCAAGGGGGAAGTTGGGCTCGGTTGGGAGGTCAGGTCCGGTCGAGTTGTATCCGCCAGAGGCTTGGAAGGGGCGGGCGTCCTTCACGACTCCCTCCGGCCCCTCTATGCGAATTGGGCGTAAGAAGGTGCTTGGATCGTCCAGATCCCTCGGGCAAACCCTCAATCTCAGATTCTGAAGCGACGCGCCGCGCTGGTCGTACTGCCAGACCAACTGAGACAACGGGTAGCGGAACCCGCACCGATCGCAGTAGCCGATCTCGGCGGGATGGTTTGGGTCGGTGGGGCTGCGCCCATCGTGAGGATAAATGGCTGCCTCCTATCAATAGCTGCCGAAATAACCACTCATGTCAGGCTGCAGGTGACTCGAAACATATTCCGTATCTGCGAGCGCGAACTGATCCCACTTTTCCTTCGCCGCGGCAATCTTCGTGACCCACTGCGCCGGGGCGTATTTCTCGGAAACGGCGGCGGTGAGCTCCGCCGTGAAGGCCTGTAGAGCCCGGTTCGGGATGTCGAGCACCTGGCCGCCGACCGGGTTAGCATCCTGGATCTGCCGCATCCGGTAGGCGATGAAGGCGTACCACGAGTTCGGCGGCGGGACCGGCCACATTGTCAGCGACGGCGAGATGGTGCGGTCGAACCAGTACTGCGTCGGCCGGCCCGGCGATAGCTTGTTCGGAAGCTCCGCGTACTCGGTGCGGGAGAGCGGCCAGAGGTAGACATCGTTCCACTGGTTCTGCGGGGTCTGGCTGGTGGCACCGATCTGGCCGAGGTTCTCGAACTGGCAGTCGGCGGTCAGGAAGTTGCCGATGCCGGGTTCGAACTGGAACTCGTAGGACGACAGCACCGCCGTCACCGGGTAGGACCCAGGCGGCACGGTGAGCCCCCCGACCACACACGGGATCTGCGTCGTGAACATGCTGCCGACGGTCTGCCCGTGGTTCGGCAGGATGACGTCGACCATCGGGAAGCCGGCGAGCGTCGAGAACAGCGGCGGCGCACCCTGGCCGGTCGAGGTCGCCGGCGCCGGGTACGGCCCCAGAAACTGCACCGTGTTGCTGTCGATCACCCGGTCGACCACCGACATGCCTTGCAGCAGCATCGTCGCGATCGAGGTCGGCGTCTGCCAGAAGATCGGCGCCCCGACGATGAGCCCATGCGCGGGCCAATTCATCACGATCTCGGGATTGCCGGCGATCGTCGACAGGACGCCGGTGCCGGGCCCCAGCACCATCGGCTCGCCGCTCGAGGTCACCACGGGGGCACCCCCAGCCGTCATCGGGGTCAGCTGGCTGCCGAGCGTCGCGAAAGTCGAGTTCGGCTGGTAGTAGCGGAGGTAGGCATCGAAGATTTGGACGAGGTACCAGGGCAGCTGGTAGGTCGACTGACCAGGATTAAGCGGCACGCAAAGCAATTCATCGCCCACTTGAGCGAGGTTGACGCCGCGGTTTCCGCTCCAATCCTGAAGGATCAGGTTCGATGAGCGCCGCGCAGAGATGATGTGTTCGCTGAGGAGTTGCGGGCCACGAATCTGGATGCGGTCGTAGGCCTCGATCAGGAGGTCGGCTATGGCCGGTTGGAAGTTATAGGTGCCGGAGGTCCGGCGCATTGGAGCCGCCATCACGCACCCATCTCAGTGGGACCGACGGTCAGTCCCTCTAACTCTCGCCGATACCCGGAAACTTGCGATGTACGGCGGCACGGACCTTCCTCTGTTCTGCCGGCGATCCATGCTGCGCCACCCTCGCAAGGGCATTCCGGCCGTGGCTCTCGTCGGGGATGGGATAGCTTCCGGAGCCGGCCCCTTTCGGTCCTTCGCCTTTCCCAGGCAGCGCAAAATCCGATCGCGGAAGATGCTGACGATCTCCAGCAGTCAGGCGACCACCTCTCTTGTAGTCCCCTGCCAGGCCGTTGTCAGGGTGCCGGGGCAGGGCGTTCGGGTTCGGGTTTGATCTAGACCCGAAGACTACCCAGGCTCCGCGGGCACTTTTTGGCCCTCTTTCCCAGCGGCCGCGCCGGTGCTGCCCTCTTCGCCTTCGAGCATGCGGCCCGTGCTGTAGGGGCTGTGGCCGGCCATGCGGCCGCCCCGCGCCCGGTGATCGCGCTCCTTGGCCTCGCGCTCCTTGGCTTCGCCGCCACGGCGCTCATGCTCGCGTTCGCGTTCCTCGTGCTCCTCATGGGCGCGGCCGCCGGCCTTCCGGGGCTCATGCTCCATGTGCCTGCCGCGGGCGGCGCGGTCGCCACGGCGCTTGGCGTGCTCGCCCTCGGCTTTGCCGCCGGCCTTCCGCTTGACCTTGCCGCCCTTCTCGAAGCTTTCGTCTTCGTCCTCGGCGGCGTCGGCTTCCTTGCTGCCGACGGCGTTATATTCTTGAACGGCCTTGCCGCCCTTCGCCCGCTTGTGATGCTCGTGCCGACCGTGCTCCATGTCCTCGCCGCCGCGCTTCATATGCGGGGTGTTCGGGGATTCCTGCATTTCCATCGTTCGACTCCGCAATCACCGGGAGAATGGCACCTGCCTGGTGCGCCGACTATAACCGGATCGTAAGGCGTGTTCCACAGCGAACTTACGTGGTTATTTTCGGTCATTTCGGCGCAGAAACGCCTGGGCACCGCAGTCGAAGGCATGCAGCGTCCGCTCTGCGCCCGCGCGCTCTCCCGCCATTCCATCGTTGTCGTCAGTCATGCCTCGTAGGGCGCCTGTTGGGAGTTGAGCGCAGAGGCCGTCCAAGCGAGGGTCGTTCTCATTTGGAGCTCCCCGAAAGGGCCTCGATTTCACGCTGCTGCGCCTTTACCGCGCCGACGAGATAGGCGATCACGCAACGCTCGTCATAATCGCCGACCTTGCCGCCGCGGTACCCGACACAGCGATCGTCCATTTTCGCCACGTCGTCGGCGATGAGTCCGACATGAAGCCGGGTGTCGAAGCGGCCCTTGTACTCGGCGTCCTGGCGATAGCGCCACACGTCATTGGAGATGCTGAGACCCTCAATCCCCTTGAGTGCGGTGGGTTCGCTCAGCGTGCCGACGATATGCTTGGCCCATAATCCCGATGTGGTGCAGGTGCCGAGGGTGCCATCGTAGGTGAACGCGCCGGTCGAGGTATTGTAGCATACGGCGCTCGTCGTCGCAGAGTTCGCCAGAGCAGCATAAACCCCGGACCACCGCGCCCCCGCCGCGCCAAGCGTATTGGCATTGTCGCTGCTCGGTTGAAACGCGCTGCTGCCCATCTGATAAACGCCGACGTGAGCGCCATTGCGAAATTCGATGGTGTTGGCGTCTACATAAATCGAGTTGTCGGCGGTGTAACCAAGTTCGATATCGGGATAAGTTCCAGGCGAACCGGAGACGCTAGAGATCGTGTTATAGTTGCCGCCGCTATTGGTCGCGAAGGGACTCCCCGACAGTTCAAGGGTCGTGGCCGTGACTGTAGCGCCGGTGATCGTACCGGCCGAGAAGTTCCCGCTCGAATCACGTTCGACTAGGGTTGAGGCCGTATCCGCATTCGTATAGGCGAGAAAACTGCCGGCGCCCGCAGCGCTAAGTGCCGTCAATACGCTACCCGCGCTCGACGTGCCACCATAGGCGGATGGTGCACTCGCCCCATTGCCGAGGACCAGCCCGCTGATCGCCACCGCGTTCGGGATGCCCGTGCCGTTGCTGGTCAGAAATGAGTTGGCGGTTCCGAGCGTGGCGCCGTTGCTATAATCGGTTGCCATCAACGTCTTGCTCGTGGCCGGAAACGTGTAGGTCAGCGTCCCGCTCGTCGGCATAGCCATCGTGATCGTCGCTGCTCCCGTCGTCGAGAACGGCCCAGCGAGACTGACCGCCTTCCCCCCGATCGCCGTGACCGTTGCCGCTCCGCAGGTTCCAATGAGGTCGCCTCCCAGTGCCGCGCAGGCACCTCCGGGATTTGATCCTATCGACGGCTGTCCGAAAAGCGATGGATTCGGCAGTTGTGCCTGCGCCGCGATGGGCACCAGCCCCAGCAGCGCGGCAGTCAGGGCGAAGGTGAATCGCCGCATCGGAGACCTACTGGTAGAAGGAGATATCGATGATCGCGCCCGCGGTCGTCGCGATGAATTGGATCGCACCGAAGTTCTGCTCGGCGAAGATCTTCTCGGTTCCGGTGGCGAGCGGCATCCCGACCGTCGTCGTCGGTGCCGTTCCGTCGTCACGGTAGCGGACGCCCTGGGTCTCGATAATCACGTCCGCGACAGTGGCGTCGGTGGGCACGCTGCCGTGTGCACAGTTAGCTGTGGCCACCGCAACCGCGCTCGAGGTCGCCGTGATCTGGCAGTAGCCGAGCGGCGTCAGCGTGCCAGAGAAGATCGAGACCGGCGGATTGCCGGCATGCGCCGAACCGCCGAGACCGAAGACCAGGGCTGCTGCGATAAAAGCGGCGCGCATCATGGCCCCGCGATCCCGGACTGCCGGATCGTCAGCGTTCCGGTTCCGTTGCCGGCGGTCACCGTGAGGCGCACCGCAGCGGCAGCGCGACCCGTGATGGCGCTCTGCGTGTTCGCGACCATCCCGCTCATGCCCGTGACGGGCTGCGGCGTCGGCACCGGGGGCGTTTGGCTGTAGCCCTGGACATAGATCGGGAGCGGGGCCAGCGGCGAGTCGTCGGTCTGCTCGGCTGTTGCGGTCTGCGCGCCACTCACGAGCTCGTAGCCCAGGGTCAACTCGAACGGGGTGATGTGCATGTTCGGCACCACCCACCGCGTCGAGCCGGTCGCGTCGGTGCCGAGGGTGACCGCCGCAGTCCAGCCGCCGCCGGCCGGAACGGCGGATGTCACCGTCAGGAAGTCCTGCAGGGTCGCCACCGTACCGTCGGCGCCGCTGGGAACCGCCAGCGTCTCGGAGATCGTGTTTCCAGCATCCGTCGTGCCGGTGATGACCAGCGTGCGGGGGGCCGCTTCGTCGCCATACGTGAGGAGCACCCGGCGCTGGGTATCCGCGCCCGTCCCCGTCAGGGTGAGCGCAGTCCCGCTTACCGGCGTCTGCGACGCGGCAAAGAGGGCCGCATTCGCTGCCGCAAGCGTCTTGGTTAGGACAGTCGGGACGGCCATCTATGCCGCGCCCTAAGCCTGTTGAACGCCCAGCAAGCCCTGCTTGACCGTGGACCAGCTGGTCGAGGCGACGTTCTGGATCGATGGCGCGACGAAGGCCACCAGCTTCTTGACGCCATCGCTGCCGCTCACCGGGGCCACGGTACCGCGGACATCGCCGGTCAGTGCCGTCGCCGGGCTCGTCGTAACCGCCGCCGTAAAGGCTGCCGTCAGCGCCAGCACGCTATTCCAGAACGCGTTCACATACGCGAACTCGTCGGCGCGGATCGCGAGACCGAAGACATCCGCCGTGCCGATCGAATAGTCGTGCGCCCCGTCGCTGAACTGCGGCACCGCCGATTGCAGGAACTTGAACGCCTTGAGCGAGTTCACGGTCGTCCCCGCAGCGGAGGTCACGGTCTGCGTCATCTTGTTGCCGCGGTAGTCGTAGCCGGTGAGCAGGATGGCGCCGCCGGTCGCCCCGCCGGCCGCCGTCACCGCAATCGCTCGCGAGATACCGGTGGTCGGGTTCATGAAGGCAAAGCTGGCCGCGGTCCACGCCGGGTTGCCGTCGAGCACCAAACAACCCGCCGGCACGACATTCCCCGTCGGAAGGATCGTCAGCGGGGCCGCCAGCACGGTGACGCCGGTCGAGGCGACCGCCAGGGTCAGCGCGGTTCCGCTGGCTGCGACCTGTCCTGCGGCAAGATTGGTCGTCGAGGCGGTCGACGGAGCCTGGTCGCAAACCACGAGACCGCCAGTCGCCATGTACCAGCCGACATCCTGGTTCGAATAGCTGCCAGCGATATTCGCGCCGGCCCCGATCCGCGCCGGATAGTCGGGATCGCGGATGCCGGTGCCCGCCCAGAACAGCGATGGGCCGAGATCGGGGTTGCTCTCCGAAACGAGCGCCGCACCACCGCCGGTCGCGGTCGTGGGGCCACTGACGGGGGGATTCGTCCCGGTTACGCTGAGCGGGCCGGGCTGGGCTGATGCGGTCATGCGGATTCCTTCTGGGGAATTAGCGGCTGACGGTAGCCCGTCCAGCGAGGCGAGTCGGCCTGGAGGTAGAGTTGAGCCAATGAAAGACTTCCGATCACGGCTGGATGCTTGTCCGCAAAATCAACAATCTCTTTGCACTCGCGGCACAAGAGCGAACACAGTTCCCCGGTCGCAGGATCGACATCGAACGCCAGCGCGGCATCGTCAGATGGAAACCATGGCCTCTTGCAGGCGGCGCAGCATCCGTGCTGTTTGGCCAGCGTTTCGGCGTAGAATCCAGATTCAATCTGATGCCGTTCAATGAGGTCTGGGCGCGAAGCGTCGAGGGCCTCGCGGACACCTAATGCGGCGCGCATCTCATCGCGCTCGGTCTTCGCTTCTTCGGCAGTGCTCCAATACCTGCCGCAGTGATCGACGCCGCTCACGGTGACCCGCGCACGCCATTTGCCGCTGGGCCTATGAAAGCTCACGCCCCGATACCCGCTGGTATTGTTGGACATCCGATGCGTGTTTTCTTTGTTCTGCGCACTGGTGACCTCGCGCAGATTCTCCCAGCGGTCATTGCTGCGGCGCCGGTCGATGTGGTCAACCTCACCCTTCGGCCAATCGCCGGTCACGTAAAGCCATGCGAGCCTGGCACGGCGATAGCTGATGCCGTCGAGGCTGACGATCCAATAACCTTCGCTGCCGAGACAGCCCGCGTTAGCGCCCACCTGAACACGATACCCGGTACGAATTTTCCACTGGAATTCTCCGGTTGCGAGGTCATAGGACATAACCTCGCGGAGGCGCTGAGCCGTCGCCACACGATGCACTCGGTCTTTCATCGGAATAATCCTTCCCTGGTTTTTCACCAAGGGGATTATATCCAATTTTTCGACTGGCGCAAGGTGTTCCAATTTACGTCTCGGTTATCAGCGATACGCATCATTCGGTTATCGCTGAAAGGTTACTTCCGAATTCTACTTGCCGCAGATTTCCGATATCTTACTAGGCTGTCGGAGCCGAAATGGCGATACCGCGGGGGTTCTTCCACCCAACTCCATACCTCTGGTAACCTACTAGTAAAAGATTTCCGGTTATCGGATCGACTTGCATATCGAGCTCGAACGGCACCCGTTCGTAGCTGACCAGCCCCTTGATCGTCGACAGCACGAACCAGAGGTAGGGCGAGGTCAGGTAGTCCATGACCTGGTAGCCCTCGGGGAGGGCGCCCGCCGAGAGGAACGCGGTGATGTCGTTCGTGTTGGTGCCGGGGCGGAGCTCGGCCTTGGTGAGGCGCTCCGCGGTGTACTGCAGCGCGATGGGGACGCCGAGCTTCCGGGAGCGCGCCAAGAGGCGGTTGCCGGCCTGGTCGGGGAAGACGCGGATCAGCTGCGTCATGTACTCGACGGCGGCCTCGTTGAGGTCGAGGTCGGGCGACGGCCGGTTCGCGTAGGTGCCGTTGTCGATCGGATGCGCGGTCGAGGCCAACGGCTGACCGTCGCCGATGATCGTCGGGTTGTTCGTCGTCGACTGGTTCAAGATGTTGGCGTGGACGATCTCTTCGGTCTGCGCGAAGGATTCCGCGAGGCCGATCGACATCGGACCGAAATGGTCCTTGTAGAGGTTGTCGTCCAAGGCCTCACGGGTGATCGCCGTGCCGAGACCGTAGGCATTGGCCTCGATGTTCCAGATAAAGCGCTCGCCGGGGGCGTTGTCGAAGGTGGTCGCGCCGCCTTCAGCCTTCAGCTCGGCGAGGCCGGTGTACCGCATTTCGGCGATACGCTCGGCGGCCATCTTCGAAAAGCCGCGGTTGAACACCGTTGGCCATTGGCGAACAATCTGCGGATACTTGCCCTCGACCCCCGCTAGACCTGGTAACAACAAATCGCGCTCTGACCCTCTCGTGATGGCCAATTTACTTCTCCTTTACTTGGCCTAGTCTTGCGACTACAGGCGCTTCGCGGAACGAAGTGTCAGACCGCGCGAATTCACCGATGTGTTCATTGTCGAAGCGCGCACGGGCGAGAACGGCCTCTTCCTTCGTATCGAAGGTTCCAAGCCACCGGAACTCGCCGTAGGCCGGGTCATACGACAGCACGTCGACGAGGGCTTCCCAGGTCAGGAAGCTCTCGAAGTCTGTCGGATTTCCGGCGCGGCGGGACATGGCGGATTTTACAGCGGCGCGAGGTTGTTGAACATCACGACGACCTGATTGTAGATCGAGGTCGGATCGCTCGGCGGGTTCGGGACGATGGCGACGATGCGGAAGGGCAGCGATGGCCCGGTCCCGATCGTCGAGTCGTCAAGCCAGAACGCCGAAATGAGGTTGTTGCCGGGAGCCGGGCCGATCGCGAAATTCGCGTTCTGGCCGATGGCGGTCTGCCCAACGGCGGCGCCGGAAAGGCCGGCCGAGCGGACGATGAACTTCGCCTGCGGGTTGTTGACGATCTTGCAGCCGATCGCGCCGCCCGCGACGACATCGGAGCCCTGGTTCAGGTAGGCCCGGTTCCGGAAGGTGCCACCGTATGACTTGCTCGGCCACGCGAAATGCGGGACGAAGATGCCGCCGACCGGGGCGCCGCCGGCGACCGGGGCCGTGAAGACATCGAAGTAGCCGCCGCTGATCGGCTTCGCGACATCCCAGCCGTAGATGCTGTTCGTGTTCGCAGTGCTGATCTGGCCGTCGGGGAACATCCCGAAGTTCGGCGAGATGCCGTCGATGAGGCCCGACTCCTGAAAGCCGAACGGAATATTGGGGTTCGACATCGATCAGATCTCCACCTCGGCGTCATCGGGGATCATGCCGTCGGGGCTCGCGTTGGTGCGGGTCATCCGGCGGCTGATTTGGGTCTTGTCGCCGATCGCGCGGCGGGAGACGGCGCGGAGCCGTCCCATGTGGTTGTCGACCTGGCCCACGGCCATGCTTTCATCCTCCTTGCGCGACTGCGTGCTCAAGGATTTCGGGCGGGAGACCAGCATCTGGTTGCGGTCGATGATGGGATCGTCCGGCTGGACCTGCTTCATGTGGCCAAGCTCGATGAGGCGTTCACTCAGAGCAACGTCGATGCCGCTGTTCCGCGGGAAATTCGAGGCGCGCTCCGGGACCCACCCGGCGGCGAAGAAATCGTTCAGCATTGGATTGGTTTCGCCGCGGCAGGCCAGCGATACCCACTGGTAATCCAGGTTGGGATCCCGGCGGCTGTCATCGATCGAGAACCGTTCGTGGGGCTCCCGCGGACGCATGCGGGTCGGTTGCCGGAGTTCCCCACGGCCATCGCTGCGGGCGGCGGTTTCGGTCATCGCGATCACCCCACCACCGAGTCGCGCGCCCAGGAACGGCGTCTGGTGTGCTGATGCGTCGGGCTGTGCGCCAGCGCGTAGTACCACTGCACCATCTCGCGGGTGTTGTTGGTACGGACCATGTCGCTTTCCGGCTCGATCGACTGCGCAAGCTGGATCGCGGTGTCGACCTCTTCCTGCGTCGGCTCGATCGCGCGGCGGCCGCCGCCGGCAGCGCGCTGCGCGGCGGCGGCGATGTTTCGGCTCGGCGGCGCCGCGACCATGCGCATCGCGTCGCCCTGATTACCGCGGCCCACGGCTGGCTGGTACGGCTGCTGCCGCACCGGCTCGGCGGGACCACCCTGCTCCGGCGTGAACTCGATACGCATCGCGGGCGGTTCCGTCGTGGTCTGAGAAGCCGGTTGTGCCGGCAATGTGTGATGGTCGCGGTCGATCGCGATGTCGGGACCCGTGCCGGCATCGCCGGTCGGGGCGATGTTGTCGCCCCCGGCGCCCGCGCCCGTGCCGTCACCGGCGTCACCGGCCGGCTGATTGGCGAAGCGTTCCGGATAGGCGGCGCGCTCGACGTGTTCGAAGAACTCCTTGCTGTCCGGAGCGACCCCGGCAACCTCCGTGGCGTAGCCCGCGGCCGCATTGACCTTCTTCGTGAAGGCCTCGTCGCTGCCGTAGCGCGGGTTCTCGGAAATCCAGCGGCGCTGCGACTCGGAGAACTGGGCGTAGGGGTCTGTCGCCACCGGCTGCGCCGCGGCATGGGCCTCCTGGCCCGCGATCCATTCCTTGCGACCCCGCAACTGGACGAGCGAAGCGGAGAGATCGCTCATCTGCCGCGTCATCTTCGCGGCGTCTTCGAACTTGCCGTCGGCGTTGAGTTCGGCGATCTGGTGCTCGAGCGCGGTCTGCCGCTCCTCGGTGGCGACGATCGACGCCTCGACGGCGCCCTTCTCGACGGTGAAGCGGGCGCCGGTCTCCTGCCGGAGGCGCCCTTCAGCGACGGTCGCCCGCGCGACGGCGGCCGAGGTCTGGTTTCGCGCCGCCGCCAGGGCGTCGTGAAGGCGTTGGGTTTCCGGGGAAAGGGCGTCGGGCATCAGAACACCAGCATTGGGTTGGCGAGCTTGCCGAGGATGTAGCGGGCCGGGACCAGCCGACAGGGCTGCTTACCGAGGAGGAGTTGGTGCCCCGTCTTCACGTCGAACATGACCCAGTCGCCAACGGCGGGTGCCTTGGCGTACCAGTCCTTCGTTTCCTCGGTGTTGTAGGCGAGCGGCCCGATCTTCAAGACGAGGCCGGCGGTCCCCTGCCAGCGGTATTCCTTGAGGTACTGCTCGGGCAGGATGATGTTGCCGGCGGTCTTGGCGTTCGCATCCGGGATAAAGATGCCGACCAGCAGGTCTTCGCCGCCGATCTCGATGCCGTCAAGGAAGTTCGCGACCTGCAGCCGAATGGCGGAGGCCGGATCGTTCCCCAGGTTTAGCTGGAGGGCTTGGCTGGCGATTTCGGCCATTGACCACCGGATTGTACAAATTTCCGGTGGAATATCCGATAAGCCGCTGTTCGCGTCAACGACGATTTGAACAGCGAAGTTGTGTGTTATTCCGGACCGTTCTCCTCGGGGAGCACCAGACGCCCCGGTTTCTTCGCCCGATCGCCGCCGGAACGGATGTCGTGAATGAGGGCAATCGTGTCGTCGATCTGGCGGACGCGGGCGCAGGTAGCGGCGTATTCGTTGGGCTCCAAGCCGCCGGCGAGGACAAGCCCGGCGTATTCCTCGCGCTGTTCTCTCAGCCTGCGGGCGAAGCGCGTCCAGCCATCGCCGAGGTCGTAATCGTCGTCAGCCATCGGCGATCGGCTCTGCGGGGGGCAACGCCACGACCAACGGCTTTTCGCGCAAGAGCACGGCGGCGTCCTCGATCAGCATCTGCTGCACCGCGCCGATGGCTTCGGCCATAAAATCCGGATATCCCACCAGAAGCGGCCGCCTGTCGGAGCTCCACGTTTTCGCAAGAGCGATGAGACCCGGCGCGCGCTCCTCGTCCTTGGCGATCTCGCGGGCCATCCAGACAAACACCTCGGAGTAACGTTGATACGCCTCGCCGAGAATCATCCGCAGCCGCACCTCTGGATCGGACGACGCTATCGACAGCGCCGCCTGGTACGCGCCAGCAACGATCGCGGTCCGCCGCTCTTTCGTGGCGTCCGCCGGAATGTCGGCGGTGATCTTGGTGCGGCTCATTCGGTTGGCGTCTGCGGATCATCGATGATGAAGAACTCGCCCCGCTCGCGCGCCGCACGACACCACTCACGCCATTGCCATGCCGTGCGTCCCGGCGCATCGAGTTCAATCATCTCGCCGGGCCCCCTATTTGCCCGCCACCAGAAGTCATCCTCGTCGCGCCGCAGCCACAGCAGCTGCGCGATCAGAATGTCCTCGACCGGCATCTCGCCAGCACCAGCGGGGATCGCGCAGAGGACAGCGGCGGAATGGTACTTCTCATCTTCCACGGATGCCGCGGCGCCGGGCTTTGGCTCGAACCGAACATTGTAGCTGCGACCGAGCCGAAGCGTGTAGGTGCCGTACTTTCCGAGATGATCGAACGCGCCGGTCTTGCCGTGCTGCTCGCGCTGCTCCGGCTTGAGAAAGCGGAGCAGGAGCGACCGGGCGCGGTCACGGGATGCCGCGCTCGTAGGGGCCAGAATGACGTCTATAGTAGCCCGCGCTGCCATCATCTCAAGCCGGCGAGCGCCTTCGCGCACGATCTCCTCAGCGATGCCGACTCCGTTCCGGATACCTGACAGCAACTCGATGGGCATGGCGCTGGCCTGCATCAATGCCCGGTTGCATCGTTCGAGCGCTTGCGTCGTCTGCTGCATGGCGAGCGTCTCGTCGACACTCTCGATCCGTCCCACTTCAGCGTCGGTACTACGCTGCGCCGGATCGCGACGGTACACCGTCGTCCACGAGCGGTTAATGACGGCACCCTCGGGCAAGCCTTCATACATCCGCCTGATATCGCGCTCGGTGTACACAGCCGCCCGCATGTCAACGGCTGGAGGACGATCAGATTCATTGCGTAGGACACCGACAACAGGCGGCACATCCGGTGCCCGCAGATACCGCGCCAGTCCTTCCCACGTTCTCGGGAGCGCCACGGTTCAGCCCCCTTGCAGCGCGGGCACCATCAGCATCTCGGCATCGGGCCGAAAGGTCTCGACGACCTCGCCGTCGCTGCCATCGTCGGGGATCGTGACCAGCAGGTTGCCGGCCTTCTGCAACTCGCCGAAAATCTGAGCCGCCGCAGCGATCTCCTTCGGCTTGTCCTTCCACTCGGTCAAAACGCCGTGGCCGGTGTGGTCGAGTTTGTAGATTTTGCCTGCCATGTGAAAAGCCCCGATCTGGTTTGTTCAGACCGGGGCTTTGTATCACAAATCGGCGTAGGGCGGCGCTATTTGTTGATGACTTCTCGGGTCTCGCGAGAGTGGCCGGCGGTCGCCAGCTCGATCTCGCGGCGCGTCCAGGCCTTGAGTTCAGCAAAGGCGGTGCGGTACTCGCTGCCAAGCGCCGACTGCGCAGGCGCCCGAGCCGCTTCCAATGCTTCGGCGGCGCTTTGGGCCGCGGCATTCGCGTCGGCAGAGGCCTTGCCCGCAGCCTCCCCGGCGGTAAGTGCCGAAGCCGCCGCAGCATCGGCGGCGATCTGCTTGGGGGCGGCGTCCGGAGAGTTGGCTGCCAGCGCGGCGTCAGCGTCCGCCTGGGTGGTGCGGGCGTCGATCGCGGTCTGAAGCGCGGTCGCCATCGCTGAGTCATAGGCCGTGGCCGCCGCAACGGAAGCCGATGCCTTCGCCGCCGCCTCGCCCATCGCGCTGGCCTTGGTCGCGGCCGCCGTCGCCAGTTCCGCAAGGGAATCGGCATCGTGAGCGTCGGCGTCGTGAGCCGCCTTCGCGGCGGTGTCCGCAGTTTGCGCGGCGCTGACGTCCGAAACCGCCGCGGTAGTCGCCTCGTCCGCGATCGTCACGGCCTTGTCGATCGCCGGTCGGGTCAGAGCGGCTTGAGCCGTAAAAGCCGAAGCATTGTTGATCAGCACGGTCATGCGCTTCGAGATATCCGCCGCGGCAGCGTCCACGCGCGGATCGGCGTCCGGCGCGGGTTGGCCGTAGGACGGATCGGCGTCTGGATCGGTCGCCCGGTCGCCGCCTTCAGCCTTCAGCTCGGCGAGGCCGGTGTACCGCATTTCGGTCTCCCCTTCCACGGGCTGCAGGGGAGAGCCGTACTCCGGGTTGCTGGCGTTCTGCGGCTGGTACACCGGATCGCCACCATTTGTGCCTTCGGGTAGCGGAGGGTCGACCGGACGAAGGTCCGTCGGCGGTAGCTCAGGCGCGGGCTGCTGATAACTCGTCTGACCTTCGTTTTCGCCGTCCATATCGATCTCCATCGTCAATCATTGAAAACGTCGCGGGCCAACGATCTGATCCGGTGCGTCTGGAGGGCCGCCTTTGCCATGTCCGGCAGCATCGCCGGCGCCGCCGGGAAGTGCGAGGCGGAGCCAAGAAACGTTGTTGCGTTGAACTGGTGGTCCCAGATCACCAACGCCATTGCGCCGATCCGGCAGTCACCATGCGCTTCCAGGGTTTGCTCGAAAAAATCGCGGGCACGGGCGAGACCAATGGCGGGGTCCGGCGCCCGGATAACCCCGATGACCGGGGCGCGACCGTCCTTGTAGCGGACGCTACGAACGCGGGGGATCGAGGATCGCATCGGCGGCGCGCTGCATTACCCGTGAGGGCGATTCCGGCTGCGGCGATAGTGAGCGCAACATCGCCGCGCTCGCCGCGATTGCCTCGGCCTCGGCGTGAGACCGGCGCGATGCGCGCGAATATTCGACTGCCGCGTTCTCACTCGCTTCTGCGGCCCGTCGCATGCGGTACGCCGATCCCTGGCGTTCGCGCAAAATCCGTCCGAGCGCGATGATGGCGAGCCGATGCGGACCGACGACCTTCTCGCAGACCGGAAACAGGTTGTCGTCGATCTCCTCCCGCCGCGCGCCGCAATCAAGACATCCCCCGGTGATCGGATCGAGATTGGTGTGGACTCCCATCATGCCCTCCCGCGGCCGCCGCGTTCACCGTAGTGGACCTGCCGCGACTGCTCGGCGCGGCCTTCCCCGGAACCTTCCCCCGCTTCCATGTGCGGGCGACCGGCGCGACCGCCCTCCGCATGACGGGCGCGGCCACCTTTCTTCGCCATCGGTCCAGCGGTTCCCCCGGTCGGCGGATTTCCGCCGGGCATCCCGCCTCCTGGCATCCCCATGCCGGGCTGCATTCCGCCGCCGCCGGCACCCTGCATCTGCGCGCGGCGCGCCTGCATCTGCTGAATCTGCTGCGGAGTCAGCTGCTGGCCCCCTTGCGGCGGCGTCATCGGTTGCCCCGTTGTCGGCCCCCCGATGTCCTTGTGCTTGTGGCTGGTGCGGCCACCGGCTTTTCGCATCGGCATCCCGCCCGGAGGCGCTCCAGGCGGCATCCCCATCGGCGGTCGCGGCGGCATCGGGCCGGCGCCAACCGGCATCCCCGGCGGCATCCCGCCACCACCCGGCGGCATCGGCGGAGGCCCGGCCGGCATCGGATGCGGCGGCATCGGGGGCGGCGCACCGCCTCCCATCGGCATCGGCATCCCGCCACCACCTTCGGGTCGCGGGGCAACGATGACATTCACATTGGTTCTGCCGTGCTCCTTGCCACGCGCACTACGGTCCCCTCGGCGTTTCGATGGGTCCCCTTCTGCGGAACCGCCCGCAGCGAGGCGGAGTCTGGTCTTTTTCCCGGAATGCAACTGATCGTCATGTTCTTTGAAAGCTTCGCGCAGCTCGTGATCGATGAGTTCCTTGTCTTCGGCAGCGTCCGGGTGGCTGCGCATGTGGCCGCCTAGCTTGCCGAGGTGATGTCCGGTAGCAGCCACAACACGCCGCGCCCGCTTGCGAGATTCACTTTCGCGCTGGAACGCCATCGTCGACCTCCTCGAATGCGCCGCGAACGTAACACGGAAGAACCGGAGCCGTCAGCCCGCCTTTTCATCTCCGCGTCGCGGGCCGCTGCCTGCTCGCGCCGGTGCAGCAGCTCGGCCGAAATCGTCGCCTGAACGATCTGCTCGATCATTCCCCGTGGCAACCGATGCCCGAAGCGCTCGGCGGCGACGCGGACAGCCTCGGCCTTGATCGGCCCGGTGATCCGGGGTTCCGACAGGAACACATAGATCGCGGCATCGGCGATGCTGTTCGCGAGGTCTTTGAAATCCTCCTCGCGGCGCAGCTGGGCGATCTCAGGAGTGGGCAACGAAGTATTTGTTCCGGTTGGCGAAGGTGTGGCGATCACAGCGGACCTTCCCGCTCAGCACGAGCGCCGTCAGGGCATTGCGGATGCCGATCATCGTCGCGGCGTCATGCCGGTCGGCGAAAGCCATCGACAACTCGGCAAGCGTCGCCCCCGGATGCGCGGCGAGCAGCTTCAGCACCCCGGCGGCGTCGTGGGTGTTCATGTGGGGCACCGCGGTGCCGTCGAGGAGCCGGTCGAAGGTGCAGCCGTAATCGGCGCGCAGCCATCCCTTCGTCGCATGGGTGACATCCTCCGCAGCCTCGCGGGCCGCAGCATAGGCGGCCTCCGGCTCGGCTTCCGCCTGGATCGTCTCGACGATCTGGCGGCTGAGGTCACGGATGCGGAGCCGCCACGCACTCACGGCGGGTCGCAGCGGTTGCGGGGATGTCCTCTCGATGACGGCGGCTTCCTGCATATCAAAGCTCTCCCAGGGATCCCAACGGATTGTTGGCCGGCTGCGGTGCGGCAGCTGCTTCGTGATAGGGCTGCGCGGTGTCGGCAGCAGCCTTTGTCCGGGCGATTTCGAGCGCGGTCTCGTTCCCCGCAGCGGCCTCGCTGGCCTGCGCCGCCATCTTCTCGCGGTCGACCTCTAGTTTTTGCTGCTGCGCCTGGGTCTCCATGATCTCCTGCTGCTGCTTCTGCTGCGCAGTGATGGTTGCGGCCACGATCTTGGGATCCGGCGGTGGTGGCGGCGGCGCCGGAGCCCCCTGTGCCGGCTGCACGACGTACCGGGCGGGGTCGCGGCCGATCGCACGGAAGGCGTCTTTGAGAATCTCGGTCATGTCGACCAGCGGGCCGGCCTGCTGTCCGATGAGGAGCGCGATGTTGGCGGCCATGATCTGATGCACCCGCGACGGCACGTTGGGGTCCGAGGCCGGCGACAAATCGAGGTCCATGAACTCCTCGGCGAGTTGCCACATCCGGGGTTCGCCGTTCGACGCCTGCGGACGACCCCGGCACATCGTCGAGAGGTCGCTCGGGTTCTCGGCGAAGAGCTCGCGGAGCTTGTGGAGTTCCTGCTTCTGCGCGCGGTGGTTCCGCTTCAGGACCGCCGCCATGACCTGCACCTGCTGCTCGATCATCGCGAGCACGGTGCCGACCGGCATGTTGGTGCGACCCTCGCCGACCTCGAGATCGACCGTGGCGCCGAGGCTCTTGGCATCGTTCTTGATCTGCTCCGCCAACTGCACGAAGACGGGGTCCAGCGTCTTGTACGGCAGCGGCATCCAGAGCTTCGAGATGTCAGCGTTTGGCCCCATGACGGCGTCGATGTCGACGAACTCGCCGGGCCGCGGCGCGATCTCGTTGGTGGCGGTCCTCGCGTTCTTGAATTTCACCCCGCCGGGAAAGTTCGAGAACATCCCGGAATCGATCATCAGCCGCAGGATTGCGCGCAGGGTCCGGGTCTGGTTGCCGAGGAGTTGCAGGAAGCCCCAGGAGTGGAAGCCGAGTCCGGGCACCATCCCGAACTTCACGAACATATTCCGACGCTGATAGAGGGCGTCCTCGGGGCGCCAGTTTCGCCAGACGCCGAGCACCTGCCGGGATTGGTGATCCAGCGTGATCTTGTAGGGAAGCGGTAACCCCCATGGTGTCTGCCGTTCGAAGCGGCCATCGATCCCGAGGTAGTCGACGTCGAGTTCGGTGTCGGTCTCCCAGATTTCGTAGGGCTGATCCTGCGGCCGCTGCGCCGTGTTCGAGATGCCCTGGCTCCGGTTGATGGCCTGCTGCGCCTGCCGGCCGAGCCCGAACCCGCCCATCGGCATTCCGAGGTCGATCTCGCGGTAGTGGCCGACCAGCTGCATCCGGCGGAGTTGCCCCTTCAGCATCTGGATCGAATGCGTGACCCGGAGCGCGGAGTCGAGATCGGTGGCCTCCTCCGACACGATCATGTCTGGGGCCAGCACGGATTCGCTGACCGGGCGCCGCCGGATCGGGTCACGGTAGATCTTCTTGTAGCCGATGCCGCAATAGGCCTGATGCATCAGCATCGACTCGGTGTCGGGGTAATACTCGGTCGCGACATCGGTCAGGTAATAGTTCATGTCGGCAGCGAGGTCGGCGGCGCGTTGCTCCTCGTCCTCCGAGGAGTCGCCGATCGTCGGCACCTTGACGGGACCCATCGCCGGCAGCATTTCGGCCCCAGCAGCAGCTTGTTGTTTCACCATGGCCTCGATGAGGAGCGTATGCCCGGCGCGGGACACCCCACGGGAGCCGCCGCCCTGCTGACCGGGATCCTCGATCTTGAGGGCGAGGAGGTCGATGCCCTTCGTATACTGCTCGACCCAGGCGGTGCGGGACTGCTGGTCCGCCTCGACGCCCTCGATCACCTCCGCGGCGATGTTCGAAAGGACGCCCTCGTCGAGCGTCTGCGCCAGGTTCTCGCCGAAGTCGGCCGGATTGTCGTTCTGGGTGCCGGTGCCGCGGACGAAAACGTGTGGCAGTTCTGCCTGGACGGTGCCGTCATCGCCAACCACGACCCCGGAGCCGTCCTCGCCCCGGACGTCAACGATGACATCCGGACCGGTTCCGTCGCCGCTGAGGATCGGGATATTCGGCAATCGCTGCCGGAGCGGCGCGCCCAATCGTTCCGCCATCCCGCCTTCGTTGCGGGCGATCGTCGGGGGGCGCTGCCCCGGGAGAATGACTGTGTGGTCGCCGTCGGCCATGCTGGCCGAGGAAACTACAGGACGTTTTTGTCGAAGGAAAGCAGGACTGCGCTACAGCGGCGGGTTACGCCGTCTGCGCCTCAGCCTGGTCCAGTTCGCTCGCCTCGACGGCGAACTCGCGGTTCTCCGAGAGCCAGCTGCTGCCAGGCCCATTCGATCTGCGCCTGAACCGCGGCGTCCGCCATCGCGGCGAGTCCCTTGACGAGCGCGATCATAGCGTCCTCGTAGGTCGCATGACCGCCGCAGTAGATGTCGATGAAACGGTTAACGAGCGCGGTCGAGGGACCGGTCGACACGACCCCGCCGGGACGTATCTGCACCATCTCCTTCAGCGCGTCCGGCAACCGCTCCTGACGCTCCCGGAAGCACTCGCGGCAACCGCAGCCACCGCATGGGGCCGGCGCATGCTCATTCTGCTCGCACCAGCGCCGGACTAGCGCGTCCATCATTGCGTCCCCGCCTTCATCCAGTCGAGAAATGCCCCAGCAAACGCCGTGATCGCATCGATCTCCGGCCGCTCGCCCGCCGCCTTGATCGCGAGGTCGAGCGCGGAATACCGGCTCTGCCGCTCCATCTGCTGCTCGGCGACCGCACGCTGCTGGAGGAGACGCTGAAGCGCCTTCTGCATCTCGTTGACGATCCCGCTGGTCTGGTCGATCGCCGCCGCGTGCTGCGACAGGGCGTGCGCGAGCCCGGCGCGCTCCGCTTCCAGGGTGTCGACGCGCTCCTGGAACGTCGGGCCGAGGGGGGCTTCGGCTGGCGGAGCTTCCAGCATCTCAGCGGACGGCATCGTCGGTCTCCTTTGGAGCGATCGCGCGACGCTTCCGCCCGGTCTTCGTCTTCCCGCGCTTCTGCCGCATCGCCGCCGAGTTGTAGTGCCGTCGCCGGTCGCAGAAGTCGCAGTCGCCAGGCGGGGCAACGAGCGGACCGCCGGTTCCGTTGCCGGCCCCCGCAGTGATCGTCGGCCGCAGCCAGCGCATCAGCCGCTCCGTCTGGGTCGGCTTCAGGGCGAGGATGGATCGGCCAGCACCGTGGACCACGAGTTCGCCGCCTACCCACTCCGCCACAAGACCGCCGGGCCCATCGCCAATCCGAAACGGCGCGACAGGGTCACCGCTCATCGTCCCATCGAACCGAAGCGGTCCAGCGGCGCGACCCTCCTCCCAGGTTCCCAGCGTTGCCGGGTTCGTCCGCGGCAGGTGCGCGTACCGGGACAGCGCCGCCTCGATCTCAAACGCGAGCGGACCCCAGGAGAACCCGGCGGGCGTCCGCGCCTTGGCAAGGATCGTGGCGAGGTCCCGGTCGGTCTGCATCAGGGTCGCGCAGACTCGTGGAACTCGTACCCGCTACGCTTGCCATTGAAGCGCTCGGCATCAGCGTAGGAAAGGCGGCTCCGCGGCGCCGGAGACCATTTCCCTTCGGTCTGGGTCACGGTACGGATTTGGTAGCCGCGCCGGCCACTGTAGATCGCCTCGATCCTGACGAATCGCTCGAAGCGCGGATCGACTTCGCGCCAGATATCGCCATTCTTCGGTAATGCGACCTCGCTCACACCCACGGCGCCTTCTCCCCGACGTTCATCAGTTGCCGCGACGCCTCGGCCCGCAGCGCCATCCGCACCCACGAGCTTATCTTTACCCCGGACAGTTTCGCGGCCCGCGTAAAGGTGTCGTGCTCCTCCGGCGTCGCTCGTACCCTGAGCTGCCGCGCGAAGCCGTTGGGGCGCAGTTTGTCGACGTCGTGGTCGGAGATGTCGGTCACGAGGCAGCGGCCTCCTTCGGGATCAGCGCGCAGAGGTGCGGCATGGCATCCCCAGAGTGGCGATAGTTTGCTCTAGCGCCTTGCGCTGAATCGCCATGATCTGCGGCTCCAACTCGGCGAGAAGCTCGTCGACGGTATCGCCATGCCCGGTCGAGAGGCTACAGCGCAGCATCATCGCTGCGATCTTCTCGCGGACCTCGATGCGCGCTTGGTTACGAGCGGCCTCCATCGCCGGCAACTCTGGGATCGTGAAGCGGTCGCTCACTTGATCCCCACGAGCCGCTTGATCTCGGCCTCGGTCTCGCAGACCTCGATCTTCACGCCGCCGAGATAAACGAAGCAGCCCTGTTCCTGGTGTCGCGCGATCGGCGAGAACACGAGCAACTCGATCGGGAGATGCAGCGGCACTCTGCCGTTGCGCTGGGTCAGGGAAATCCATCCGTCCATGCCGCCCGTGTATCACAATCCGGCTGCTCGGGGCAACAGTGGGTTACATAGGCGGAGCGCTGTGGTATATCGGGACCGCTGCGGGAGCGCGGAAGCTACGCGCCTGCGAAGGCCCAGGGTTAGTCCCAGACCAGAACGGTCTCTGATAACGATCGGCGAAAGCCTGAAGCGCGGGAACGCGCAAAGCCCGAGGTGGGGAGCCGGAGATAAGCGACCGGCCCGCAGCATCTCCCCCAACGAGAAACGCCGCCCGAAAGCGGCGCCTCAGCCACAGCGGCAGCGCGGGAGCTACTGCTGCAGGAATGTGAGCCCCGTGACGGCTTCGATCGTGACGGCAACCGACAGCGCACCGGACACCGAACCACCCGCAGCGCCGGGACCGGTATAGGTGGCCGTGGCATTCCCGGCCTCGGCGGGCGTCGCCGCGGGACACGAGAAGAAGAACCCGGTCGGGTCGGCGGACATCACGACGCCGGTAAGCGCGGAGTCCAGCGCCCAGGTCACATTCGTCGGCAGCAGCGGGTTGCCGTTCTGATCGGCGACAACGACGTGGACCGGCCAACGGTGAGCGCCCAGTACAGCGTGGTGCCCGATGTCGTTAGATCGAGGTTTGTGTGCATCCTCACTCCCCCTCGTAAGCGGCGCCGGCGTCGAACCGCCCGCTCTTCCCCTTGAACGCCATCGACCGCCGGGTTTCCAGCGCGAACTCGTCGCCCAGGCTCAGCATCCCGGAGTCTCTGAAAAATCTCAAGCTTTGCGCGACGGTGTCGCTTAGATCATTGTGCTGCGCCTTGTGGCTGTAGTTCTGCTCCTCGACCTCGTTGATGACGAGTTCCGCCCAGGCTTTGTCCGGCGCCCAGACCCGTTCATTGACGAAGAGCGGGACGCAGCTTTCCAGCCGGACCTCCTTCGAGACCACCGGCGTCGTGTAGATCAGCTGGAACGGCCACTCCCGCATCAGCTGCTCGAGCTCCTGGTAGAGGTCCTGGCCGCGGCTCTTGTTCTCGATCAGCACCGCATCGACCTGGTCGCCGACCGCCATCATGTGGATCCGCTCGACGAGACCGATGCGTTCCGCCGCGACCGGGGAGTCCGGAACCCCGCGCAGCCGCGGCCGGCCACGCCAGGCCCGCATCAGGATCGCGCGCGGCGCCTCGGTCTTGTCGTGCCAGATACCCCATACCGTCGCGGCGCTGTACGAGTTGTCGTCCTTCTCGCCGTACGCGGTGTCGACCGACAGCAGCCGGTAGGAGAGATCCGGGAACGGGACGTGGCGCTCGACCCTGGAGCCGCAACTCGGGCATTCCTCGACGACCTGTCCCCGGGGCACCTTCGAATGCCATTTGCACAGCGGACAGAAGCAGATCGGGTCATAGGTCGCGGCTTCCGGGTAGTCGCCGGGCCACAGCCGCCACCAGTTCCGGCTGATGATGCCGCCGCCTTTCGGCACCGGCGCCTGCTGGAGTTGCCCGGCGACGCCATATGGCCGCAGCTCGCGCTCTTCCTGCTCGACGACCTTCTCGGTCCAGACTTCCGGCCACAGCAACTCGCCGTCGGTATCCCGCTCGTCCTCCGGATCGGCGCGGCGCTCATCGAACTTCATCGGGAACATGAGATGCCTCACCGGGCCCCAATTCTCGATCGCGTAGTTGGTCGAGTCGTCCTTGTGGACCCGCTGCATGACGAGGACGCGCGCGGCGATGCGGGGATCGGTGACGCGGGTGACGAGGCTGCGCATGCCTTCGAGCGTTTCCCGGCGCTGGGTATCGCTCTCGGCACCCTTCAAATGGTGGGGATCGTCGACAATCTGCCAGTCGCCGCCGCGGCCCAGCAAGCCGCCCTCGATCGAGCAGGAGATCCGCTCCCCACCTTTGGTGTTGGCGAAGTTCGATCGCGCCGCCTGATCCGGTCTGATCTCGACCTGGGCGCCCCAGTGCTGCTGATACCAGGCGCCCATGATGAGCCGGCGCACCTTGACCGCCAAGTCCTCGGCGAGCGTCGCCCCATAGCTGAGGCAGAAGAACCGGACGTGTGGGCCGCAGAGCGGGCTCCAGCGGCTTTCCGGCTGTGCCCATACCCAGGCGTGCAGGGCTACCGAGATCAGCAAGCTCTTCGTGGTCCGCGGTGGCACGTTGCAGACGATCGAGCGCGTGAAGCGGTCATCGGGGTCGCCGTCCTGCAGCGACTCGACCTCGCCATCCCACGCCATCGTCTCAAGGTTGGTCGCGATCTTCTCGTGGTGCCAGTTCGGGATGAACTCGCCGGCCTCGCCCATGTGCGGCCAGGCGCAGCGGAGGAACTCGAGGAGGCTATCCTCGCAGGCCTGCTTTTCCGCCTTCCGCTTGATGGCGCGGTCGGCGCGGGCGATCCAGCGGAGTTCGTCGGTGGAGAGGGTGTCGAGGTCGATCACGGCTCAGCCGGCGCGGCAGCGTCCTGGATGAACATCGCCCACAGCGGCTTTGCGCAGCCGAGCATCCATTGGAGCAGCGGAACGGTCTTGTCATCGCCGGCAGGTGCGCGGTAGGCATGCTCAAGCCCGAACACAAGGTAGCGGGACGAGTCGAAGTCCGGCTTGTCGAGGTCCATTGCCGCAGACGCGGCGCGCGCAAGTTCTCGCGCCCTATCGGCGATCTCGCGCACTTCGGCGGTTGTCGAGTAGAGCGCGTCCCACTCGGCGTTCACGGCGTCGATGAAGGCATGGGCGATCAGAGATGACACCGGCAGCTCGGAGGGCAGCAGCCCCGTCTCAGGCTGCAGACGACGAGCTTTGTCGAGCAGTTCGGCGACGGCTTCTTCGCGAGTCATGACGGTCATGCGGACGGCTCGGACGGATAGATATCGATGCGTTTCACGCCAATTTCGAGCGTGAGCTGCCCTTCGCGCTTCATACGAGCCAGACCACAGTACCGCATCGGTGCGGTCCCATCGGACGCCGCCTCATCGATCGAATCGATCCTGTACGAGCCGAACGGGAGCCGGCGAATGTGATCGGCGAGGTCACGATCTGCTGCGGTGGGGCGCCGGGCTTTGGTCAAAACGGCATCTCCTCCTCAGAGCGCGATGGAGGAGTCGACTCAGCCCAGGAACGGCAGCCCGCACAGGGAGGGCCGGCGAGATCGATCCCGGCTTCCGCTACGGGAGGCTCATCCGGGCTTCCCCCATAATCGGCCCACGGGTGCCATTCCTGCGGTGCGTCGCTCATTGAAATGTGACTCCGTGCTGGGCGAGAAACGCATTCAGCTTCGCGCGGAGAACGATCGCGCTCTCGATGGTGATCGCAAATTGCGCCATATTGCGCTGCCATGAGCAGTGGCAGCTATTCAGCGACGGTGCCTTGATGCTGATCAGCGCGTGCTTCCTCTCGGGGTTGATGTAGCCGATATCGCAGACTTCCTCGCTCATTTCCCCATCCGTGCCGCGATTATGGAAAATAGACCTCGTCTGTGAGCGAGCTCGTTGCCGACAACCGCACTCGGCTACGACGAACAGCCTCAGAGACGAGGTTTGTATCACATCCGCAGTCGCCGCGCACCTCAGCCGGGGAAGCTCCCGAAGACCCCACGCGGGTTCATGTAGCCGGCGGCGTAGGACTGCGAACCTTCCAGCACCAGCGCATCACCCTCGACCTTGAGGTCCAGCTTGAACGGTGCCTTCTCGATGCTGACGAGCCCCTTGATCGTGGTAGTCAGAAACCACGCCTTCGGATTTACGAGATAATCGAGAACGCAATAGCCATCCTGCGGCCAACTCGCGGCGTGGTCGCCCTTGCAGAGCCGATGGGCGCTGAACTCCAACCCTGTCGGCACCACGAGCAGCTTCGGATTGGCCAACGCCCGCGATCCAGCTTGGTCTGGCAGCTTGCGAACCGCCACAGCCGCCATCTCCACCGCCATCTCGTTGAGCTCCGAAGCCGGGTCGAGCATGTTCGAGTAAACGCCGGTGTCGATCTGGTGTTTGAGCGAGAACAGCGGAGTTCCACCACCCTCCGCGGCGTCCGCAACCCGGCCGGCATCCAGTACGTTGGCGTGGCGCATTTCCTCAACTTGGAGGGAGCACTCCGACATCCCAATAGCCTGAACGACAAACCCCTCCAGGCCCCTCTCCGGCGCCAGCACTGTCCTAAGCGCCACACCTCCCTTGCTATCCATCGAGCAGAGGCGGTGAAGCGCTCCGCGATACTGAATCTCCACGAACCCAATGGGTGCCGTTGCCACCTTCCGGAAGACCCGTGTCCACTGCCGCGTGAGCTGCCTGGAGCACTCCTCGATCATCAGCAATCCCGGCAGCAGCGCGCGCCGCAAAGCCTCAAGCGCCGGGTCGCCCTGTTCCTGCTCACCCCACTCGTCCCGTCGCTTCTGCGCAGCCTCGGAGCTGTCGTGGCGATCGTACAGCGCCAAAGCCTCCGCCTTGCTCTTGACCATCCCAGGCGCACAGGCGTCGACCAGCTCGGCCGCGAACTCGTCAGGCTTGCTTGCGTCCATCATTCCCACTCCTTCAATGCCGCGTCGGCTCAGCCCGCCCCCCCGCGATGATCTCCGATACCCGCTCCTTCAGCGCGTCGGCGTCCATCGTCTCGAACTCGTCGACCTCCCGAACCTCGGTCCGCTTGATGACGTAGCCGAACAGCGCCGCGATATCCATGAGGGCCTGGCGCTTGTCGTGCAGCCGGAACTTCTTGACCCGCACCACCGCCTTTGCCGTTTCGCCCTTACCCTGAACATAAACGTCAGTCTCAAGTTGCTGAACAGCAGCGAGTTGGTCTTCCGTCACATTGGTCAAGTCAAGAACCCTCGACGTGCCCTCAGCCCGCGTATAATCGCCCATGCTGGCAAAGGCGATCTTCGCCAATTCGGTCGCAACACGGGTCTTTGTGATCGCCGTTCTCTCGATCGCGCGCTCGGTCGACGCGAACTCTCGCTGATCCCTGCGATTGAGTAGTTCAGCCACTCGCCCTTTAATGTCGAGACGCTGCGCTACCGAGTAGGCATTGCCGCGATGTCGTGGATATCCGGCCATCTCATGGGCATCGACCAGGGATTTCCCGGCGGCGACTGCCTGGGCGAAGGCTTCGTGTTTAGCGTTTTTCAGTACCGACATAGTACGGGGGATAGTCGCGTTCAGTACGGCTATCCGTCAAGGCTGCTTCGGAGTTCCGGGGCTTGTGGGGACTTCGAGGTAATACCCTGGGGGAAGTCTGGGGGTTTGTTCGAAGTACGGTTTCACGAGGAAGCCGAGGACGGCGATGACGAGGGATATGGCGATATAGCCGAGTTTTTCGGTGCGAGCGCCGCGCTTGTCGCAGGATTGGACGTGCGAGGTGAGGAGGGTGACGGCTTGCGTGAGGGCGGTACCGTGCTGCTCGACCCTGTCTTCGATCTTTTGCATGCGGCCCCAGATCGACATGGTGCGTTGTTCTCCTACTCGGTACGCCGGGGCGGCGCAAAGGGTTCCGCGTCGGTTCTACATCGTTGCGGTGTGGATTTCAACGGCTCGCGGGGGTTTTGGGGAGTTGGTTCCGAGGTTTGCGCGGTAACGGACAATGCGCGCCCTAGAACGGAATCTCATCGTCGAGGTCATTGCCCGCGGGACGCGAGCGGGGCTGTGGCGGCTGGTATTCGTCGTCGCGTCCATTCTGTCGGTCGGTGCTGGAATTTCCGTTGCTGCGGCGCTCGCCGAGCAGCTGCACGGTGCTGTTGAAGCCCTTGACGACGATCTCGGTGCTGAAGCGCTCGACGCCCGCGTTATCTGTGTATTTACGGGTCTGCAGCTGTCCCTCGATGTAGATTTTATCCCCTTTGCGGGCGTACTTCGTGACGATCTCGCCGAGGGTATCGTTGAGAATCGAAACACGGTGCCATTCGGTTCGCTCTTTGCGTTCGCCGGACGACTTGTCTTTCCAGCTTTCCGACGTAGCGACGGACAGGTTTGTGACCGATCCGCCGTTTTGAAATATGCGGGTTTCCGGGTCTTGCCCGAGGTTACCCAGAACGATGACTTTGTTCACGCTGCCGGCCATTTCTTGTCCTCCGTGCAAAGATTGCGATTCGCGCGCGTCCTAATGACATTCCATTTACGATATATTTCTCAACACCATCTGGAGACTTATTCAGCCAAGGATGAGTCTGCGCATCGCAGACCCGGAGGCCGAAGGCCGTAGGAGAGCGCAGCGTAGCGGAGCGACATCCGCCAGGCGTGTCTCCGGACGCACTCCGCCCTACGAGGTCGGTGAGGTCGAAAAATCGGCGCGGTCGCCGGCTCGACACTCCATGATCGGAGGCGCCTGGTGCTGGGGTTTGCATTGCGTCGCTTGGCTTCGCAGGGCACCCCAGCGGTGGCGGCGGGCGGTCATCCTGTACCCGCTGGCTTTCGCTTCCTCTGCCCTCGTATGACGGTGTCAACAACTGCCGCGGGCCGATCATGGCAGGCCCCTGGTGCGGCAGTCCGCGCAGCTCGTGCGCGTCCTTTTCTAGAATGGTGCGGCGCCGTTCGGGCTTCCACGACCTGGGATACCGGTCAGATCTGCCCTAGTCCTCGCGGACGGCCAAAGCCGCTATTGCTCGCTTCGCTTCCTTAAACCGATACCGATTTCATCGCACCGTGCCAAGGCCGTTTCGCGTTCCTGGCGCGCGGTCAAGAGCTGGCGATTTGCGCGCTGAACCGCTTTCGCGGAAATCTTCCTCCGACGGCGGAGCCACCATTTCGGGGGATGAATGATCGTTGCGCCCACGCCCGATATCCTCAAAGCACTTGCCGAGGGACGGGTTTCTGCGCTATTTCGCGGAAAGGCCGTTCGTCCCGGCCGACGATCTTCGCGAAGCGGCAAACTTCGCTTGATCACCGAAGCGATATACGCGAGCCGCCGTGCCCGCGTCAACCGTTTCGCAGAGCGCCCCGCCCCAACAGGCGGGGCGTTTCTGTTTCCGGCGTCTCTGCGGTCAACTCCCTTGCATCGCGTATCACAACCACGTATATACCGTAGAGATAACCGTACAGCGCATATTGCCGCTTGCTCGCTATGGAGACTACGGTATGAGAAAAGTCGGAAGGCCGCGGGCCACCAAGACCGAACATGAGATCGACATTGCGGTGGGACGCCGCATCCGGGCAGCGCGGTCTCTCCAGAGCATGACGCAAGGCGACCTCGGCAAGTTGCTCGGGCTCAGCTTGGCGCAGGTTCACAAGAACGAGACCGCCCAGAACCGCGTCAGCATCTCGCGCCTCGTCTCGATCGCTGCAGCCGCCAAGCTGCCGCTGCAGTTCTTCCTCGACGACATCAGCCTGCCGCAGGACAGCGACCCCGCGGCGACCGCGGACGCCATCGAGATCGCCGGGCGCATCGCGCGGCTGCCGGCGACCCTGCGCAAGATGGTGCGGACGTCGGTGCTGCAGTTCGAGGCGCTGTCGGCCGGCGCGGAGGCTGCGCAATGAGTTTCGATCGCCGCGAGGTCAACCGGGCGCTGGCGAAATGCCTCTCCTACCATGACTGCGGGAAAGACGCCGAGGCAGCACTGTGGGCTGCGCGGCTGGTGATCTTCCTGGAGCAAGGCGGAATCTTGAGGCCAGAGGTCGCCACGGAGGCGATGCGGTTTCACGTAGTTCCGGCGGAGGGCTGAGCGATGAGATACCTAGCGGACCGTGGCGACCACGTAACCGAGCGCCTATTCCCGTCCGGCGTCGAGACCGAGGTTGAGCCCGCGCGCACTGGCGCCACGCGCCCGCATGGGGATTGCCAATACCCCACTGTCGATCTCGCCGGCATGTGCTGTGGGCATGAGCCGTGCGATCTCGAATGGAGCCGGCTATGTGAGGCGCAGGGCGGCTGCTGGGATCGGACAACGTGCGGCGACTGCGCCGAACCCGTGTTTGCATCGCCTGCCATCCTCGACAAGCTGGCGCGGTGCAACGAGATCGCGCGGGTGCAGCGGGAGGCGACGGACAACTCTCGATACACCCCGGAGACCGAATGGGGGCCGATTGACGGTCATATTATTTATCGGGTCGCTCCAGCGCCGGCAACCGCCAGAAGCGCGTACTACCGCAACCTCAACGCCTGACCCTTCCGTGCCATAGGAGAAACCATGCCTATCCGGTTGTCGCACACAGGAGCTAGATGATGAATAGCCAGGAACTCGCTATCGCCCTCAACGGGTGCGAATACGGGAAAGAGACGGGTCCAGCCGATAATCAGATCGCCAAAAAAAGCGGCCTGGTAGTCGTGTTTGGTGCCAGCGATGACTTGATGGAATTTCGGGGCGCTGTGAACGATGAGATGGGTTGCTATGAAGGTGGTGAAGCCTTCTTCACGAGAAGCGGTCTACTGGTCAACGAATGCGACAACGAGGACTGCCCGCACTTCAAGCGGCTGATGAAGACGGCAACGCCGATTAAGGCAAAGTGGGATGTTGAGGGCTACTCTTGGGTCTACGAGACGGCGATCCCGCACGCGTCCTTCGAGGTTCTAGAGGACGGCGAAAAATACTGCCGAGGCATCGTCTTCGCGCTGTCGGATATTCCGGCGCTATAGGTAGCAGCCGTGGGCAACAACCGGATAAGCATGGGAGAAACCGATGAAAATTCTTGCCTGTTTCCAGAAAGAGGCGGAGGCGTTGGCGCGGATTATTGCGCTCGCTTATGACCCGGCTCGTAAGCTGACTGATCCTCCGCGCGAGGATGTGGTTCGCGTTATCGCCGAGGCGCTTCAATCGGCCTACGAGGCTAATCACTGACCCTTCCGTGGCGTAGGAGACTGTCCCGTGGACCTTATCAGACGAAAGCCCGACACGATCCACGCGCGCCTGAAGGCTGCGATCGAGATCGAGACCACGGCTCATCTTTGGACACCGAGCGGTGCGATCACCTTCACCCCCTATCTGATGAACACAATCTACGGTGACGGTCGCGCCCTCTTCTATGTCGGGACCATCAATCAGCGCCCCCGATACTGGGTGATCCGTGGCGACAGCGGATGGGATTGTGGAAACGATTATCCTGGCCGCGAAGACGATGAGTTTTACATCGGCGAATTCATCGAGGAGATCATCACGCATCTTGAAGAAGAATTAGGGACTGCTCGATGCGGGTATTGCGGCCAGAGCCTGTCAATGTATTCGCCCGAGGAGTGGCGCGAGGCCAATCCGCCGGTCTGCGACCAGGAAGGGTGCGAAGCCCAAGAGGATCTTGATGCCGGCTGCGCTTGGCCTGCCGTCGACGACAATGGCGGTTGCCACTGGGGTCGAAAGAAGTGGCCCGAAGGGTTCGAGGCAACCAGTCACCCGCTCGACTGGCGCAGCAACCTTCTGGATGAACCGATCGCGCTACAGGAGGCGACGCGAGACGAGTGCACGCACCTCATCTACGCGGCAATGCTCGCGTGGCTTGAGGTCATCAAATCCGACCACGCAAAGGGCATTCAGCCCGATCTTGACCTTCATCAACTCGGCGCGATCGACCGTTGGGCAAGATGGGAACACGCTTATAGAGACTAAGCACCGACCCTTCCCGTGCCATAGGAGAACACGATGAAATTATCCAATCTCTCCCGCGTCGTGGGGTTGAACGCCCTGCTGCAAGAGATCAACGCCGGTCTGAAGGCTCTCGACAAAAACACGCCGGTACGCGCCAACGTTTTCGTAATCGTGCAATTGGATAATCAGCGGGTCACCGAGGCTTTGTTCCCCACCACTGACGCCGGGGTCGATTGGCTGGTCGAGCGTGCCAACCATTACCGCCGGGAATTGAGGGAACTCGGCGTCGAGTGCTGAACGCGGGTTCTTCCGTGGCGGCAGGCTCCGGCTTGCCGCTCGGGAAGCGCCACGCCTCTGGAGGATTTCTGAGATGAAGACCGGATATCTTGTCGCCGGGACGATCGTGACGATTGCGGGCATTTCCTCGGCAACATGGTTTCTGTCGCCTGAGGCGCGCGACGCAGTGCGCCACCGGCTCACCGACGAAATTTCCACCTTCTGCGGTCCGACAGAACCATCCGACGAGGTGCTAAGGCGTTCTGCGCTGGAGATATTGGCCAACGCAGGATTAAATTTACAGTGCGGAGACGAGGGCGCTCCGGCCGCTTTTGTGCAGGAATGCCGATCCAAGATCGCCGCGCTGCAGCCGTGGGTATCGTCCGTGGACGACAGCCGTACCCGCGGCATGTTCCAGGGCTGGCTCGATTACGATACCCAGCGCATCGACGAGAGGTATGGCAAAGACGGACTCGCAAAAGCGTCTGCGCCCCCGTCAAAAGACGTTTCGGAGCGGGAAACCAAGAGAGAGATCGAGGCTCTTATCCCGTGCCTCCCTCATCCCGACGCCCAAAAGCTCTAGGAAAAGCCCATGCCGAAACCCACCACCCCAGCCGAGGAACGCGAAGCCGACCCCCTCGTCGCGTCGCAGGACTTCCTCGAGGCTTTAGTGAGCCTGCGGGCGCTGGAGAAGTTCTACCGCGCTCGCGGCGACACCGAGCGCGCCGACTACATGCACACGCTGCTTGGAGCCTTCAGCATTCACCACATCGATGGCAACCGGAACAACAACGCGCCGGCGAACTGCCGGGTGGTGTGGAACGATCGCAACGAGCGGAGCCGAGGATGACCGCCCCCTACGCCCGCCCCAACCGCTACCTCGCCGAACACTTCCCCGAAGTCCTCGCCGAAGAGCGCCGCTTCGTACAGGCGCGAACCAACGAAACCCCGTGGCGCGAGGCCGAGCAGCGCCTCAACGCGATCGGCATCCGGCTGCGGGGCGATCGCACCCTACGCCTCGACGACGTGGTTGCGGATTGGGGCCAATACTGGCGCGACGTCGAGGCCGCGCAGAGACACCGTAACAAGGAGTGAATCCGATGAGCGACGCGAACGCTATCAGGCAGGCATTCTTCGCCGCCCAATCCCGGCGCCCCTACAGCCAGGACGAGGCGATCGTCAACGCCGCTACCCCGCCTGGGGGCGAATGGACCTGTGCCGCAGAAGAGGGGACCGTTACGCGCTCGATCGTGTGGGGCGGTCGCGAGGTCGCGCTGGTCAACCCGCGTGGGGATATCGATGACGAAACCGAGGGGCAGATCGCGATGGCGATGCGGGCTCTCCCGCTGATGGACGCCGCCTTGAGGGCAATCATCGTCCTGGCCGAGGATGCGGCCAACCTCGCCCTGGTCCGCACGCTGGCGGTGTCCTGCATTGCTTTTGTCGAGATGCCGGCCCCGCGCTTGCGGACTCGACGCTGATCCCAAAGGCCCTCGATGAGCTGAACGCGATCTATGCCGCCGCGCCGTTCCTGGGGCGCCTCGATGCCGAGGTCTGCGCGACCGCCGATGGCTGGATCGCCTATCAAAGCGCGGGCGGCCGGTTCCGTCGCGAAGAGGTTACGAGCCGGCATGGGGCCTTTTACACTGCGGAGGACGCCATCGCCGCCATCCATGCCCTGATCGAGAAATGGCGCACTGAGATCGAAGCCGTCAACGCCAAGGAGATGACCAATGGTTGACGCTCAATCGGACTATCTGAATAAGCCGCTGCGGGAATTGGTCGACGTGCTCGGGCTGCGGCCCCCGCTGCCGGCCGCTCGCAAGATCGCCATGCTCGCCGCGCTCAAGACCGCACATGCAGCGGCAGAAGCGGGCGACTATGCCCATGCAAGGCTGTTCCTGGCCGACGCGCAGGAGCATCTCCGGGCGCTGGGGACGAAATGATGTTTGACGGAGGAATTGGAAATGGACAAAGGCATCACGCGCCCATGGCCGGCGCAACTGGATGCGCGCGACGGCGAGTTCCAGCGCGATGCGATGGCTCGGCACATCAGCGACATCGCGGTTGTCGGTGGGCCGGTCAGCATCGCGCCACAGGGCGAGCGCGCGGCTGTCTCGCTGCTCGGTTGGATCGCGATGGCGTTTCTGTTCGGCGCGATCGTCCTCTTTCTGGTGGCGATCCGATGAAACCCGAAGCTCGCGAATTTCCTACTGGCGTCATCGCTTCAATTGCGAGTGGGGTCATGCTCTGCAAAAGCTTTTCAGAAATCCATGAAGCGGCCGAATACCTGATGGGACACCCAATCTGGACGCATCATTTCGCCGATAAACAGCTTATGGCAGATATGCGCGCGATGGTGGAACAACAATCCCCCGGTATGCTAGCGCGCGCGGACCAGATCACCTCCGAGAACTGGCGCGAAAAACTCGTCGAGATGCTTGCGGAGTTCGGCCCGACCCAGACGATCCGCAAAGGGTCAGGGCTGACGGCGATGCTGCCGACTGACGGCGTTCCCGACCACGTCGAGACGATTGTGGTTCGCTCGCCCTCGCCCGGAGACAAGCCATGAAGCCCTCTGACCTCCGCCGCCACGCTCAGCAGACGAGCGTGATCGCCAACGACCTGATCCTCGCGTTCATGCGGCGGATAAAGCGCGAGGACATCGGCGCCTCAGACCCGATCTTGGACGCTCTGTTCCAGTGGCGGGATCGGTGCAGGAAACTCGCGGAGAGGGGAGAATCCCGATGAAGCGCTACAACCTTACTGCCGCAATGAAACTGGATGACGAGTTGAAGGCGGTCGAGACGTTCGTGCGCGCCTCGAGGAGGGGTAATTCAGCGGCGATCGATCTTGACATGCCGGCCGGCCCCCACCTCACGCTGCGCATCACTACGATCGAGGCTCGCGAGATCGCCGAGCGCTACGCGGCGCGGCTGCGGGAGGAACTCGTTGCCCTCGGCGTCGATTTCTCGGTGATAGAATGACCGAGATCGAGGCCGAAAAGATCGTTACCGAACACGTCTACCCGCCGATCCCGTACCGCAGCGCCGACTGGTCTGCCACGCGCGGCGACTACGATCTCGGCGCCAAGGTCGGATGGGGCTCGACCGAGGCAGAGGCGGTAGCCGACCTGCTCGAACTCGAAGAGGCTGACGAATGACCGTGATCCCGTTCCCCGCGCGGGCGCCACAGGACCGCGCCGCAGCCGTGCGGGAGGCCATCGTCGACGTCGGGGGTCGGATCTCCGCGGCGCGCGATCCAGACGACCGGGAGCGGCTGTGGAGCGAGATGGGCGCGCTCTGCGGCGAGCTCGACCGGCTCATCAACGAGGGCGCCGATGGCCGATGCGCTGGCTGACCAGATTGCATGCTGCGGTGTGTGCAAGCGCTTCCTCTGCTCCTGCTGCGACGGTCGCGGCGTCGGCGGAGGTTTGCTGCCGGAGGGCGGCGGCTACCAGGACGATCCATGCCCCGTCTGTGAGGGGAGCGGCTGGGAATGTTACGCGCTCGGCGTGGCCGACCCACATTTCCGCGAGTGCCCTTCCTGTAACAACCCCGAAGGACTGAGATCGCCATGAGTCATCGTTGGGATTGCCCTACCCGCTGGGAAGCGGAGCGCGCTGGTGAGCGAGCCTTTGAACGTGGTTCCGGTTCCTGGTCAAACCCTTATGCGCGACAGCCGGATCAGTTCTAAGTGCTCCTCAATCGTCAACACGATTTTACACTTTACGTAAACTCGCATGTTGCGGAAATCAGCTTCTGAATCGCCACCATCGACCTGCCGCGCTGGGAAGACGACGGCGGCGCGGTCAATCCCGGCCCCTAGCCTTCCCAGGGCTGCTCGTTGTCGTAAGCCGAGGCGTCAGCGGGGCGCAGCACGCACTGCCCCCGCACCTTGACCCGGACCACCTTCCCCTCACGCAGCAGCGTTTCCTGCGCGATATACAACGAGTTAAAGGGCGTTCTTAACAGCACCGCGTCGCCGCTGCGCCGGGCCCGCATCGGCATCGATTTCGGGTGCATCTCGTCGGCCAGGACCAAGCCGCCGTTATCAATCACTCGCCGCATCCCCTGCATGACGCGATACTTCAACTCGTCCATGCTAAAGCGTTCTGGTCTTTCGGTTTCTTCCGGCTCGTCGACAACGAAAACCCCATGCTCGTAGCGGATGTTGTCCGACGACCGGCCCGGCACGTAGTTGCCGCCGAGACTCTTCAGCACGCGGCTGTCCCGCGGCTCGTCCTTGTCCTCGTTGTAGCCCTTTGGCCGCTGCAGCGACATGCCGAGCCGCACCGAGCCGTGCCACGCCACGGAGCCCGCATAGCCGCGGGGATCGTTCTTCGGAGGGTGCGCGGCAAGGATCAGACCGCCGTTGCGCTCCGATATCTTCTTGTGCAATTCGAGAATGAAATTAGAGGTTTGCCGCTTGTAGTTCTCGTTGCCTCCGAAGATGCGCCCGGCGGGGTCCAGCCCCAGAAGCTCGATGCCGTTCTCGTCGACGTGCCGCCAGAGCTGATGCCAGAGATCGGTGAAAAGCGGCTTGTCGCTCCAGTTCTCGAAGGCGACCAGCGTGGCATCCTCGGTGTCGTGACTTTCCCAGGACAGTCCCGTCTCGTAGTCCGGCGCCTCGACCCCGAAATGAGTGTTGATGTCGCGTTGCCGCTTCACGAGCGTCTTGTGGTTGTCCTCACAGAAGAGGCCGAAGCACCGCGCCGAGACCGTTTCCCGGCCCAGCCAATCCTTGCCCAGCGCCACGGCGGAAAGGAGTTGCTGCATCAGGAGGGATTTTCCCACCTTCGGCACGCCGGCGAAGAGCGCGATCGTTCCCCGCATCAGCAAACCGTCGATTAACCACTCCGGCTTGGTGTCGGGCTCGCCGTCAAGGCTGGCCGCAAAGAAGGGGCGGAACGGGCGAGGTGCCGCCGGCGCGTCGTTCCATTGCGGGGGCCGGAAGACCTCTGCGCCGCGTGCCATCGTGCCGTCCTTACCCTGATCTCGTTCATTATTCCGCGGCGTCGAGACGCTGCACCCGCGCCGGCTGCCAACAGAGCCGGTGGTGGTCATCGCAGTAGGGTTCCCCAGGGGCCGCGATCTTGTCGCCGCAGAAGTGGAAGTCATCTGCGCGGGGATCGCCAATTGGGAAGAGACAGCATCCCTTTGGTGGGAAGCGATCGGCTGCCGGTGGCCGAGGCGGATTCCAGCGCCGTTCCTGCGCTTGCCGCGAAGCCGCCGACCGCGGCGAGGCCACGGCATCGGACGGATAGATCCCGAGCCGGTGCGCCTTGCCGACGACCGCATTTTTGGAGGTGCCGAGTTTCTCCGCGGCCGCCGCAAAAGTCTTCCCCTCGACGCAGACCAGGCGCCGAAGCGCGGCCAGGGTCTCCTCGTTCCACGCAAAATGCTGCTCGCTCATATCGGTGGGTGCTCCTCGGATAGGGTGGCGATGATCTCGGTGATGGCGGCGTCGAGGTCGGCGTGGCTTTCCCGCAGCGTCTCGATGACCCGGCAGGCATGCATGACCGTGGTGTGGTCGCGGTCCCCGAAATGCCGGCCGATCTGGGGCAGGCTCAGCGACGTCAGCTGGCGGGACAGATACATCGCGACCTGGCGCGGCCTCGCCACGCACCGGGCGCGCCGACGGGAAACCATATCGCTCATCTTGATGCGGAACCGACCTGCGACGGCGTACTGGATTTCGGCGACCCGCGGCCTCACGCGGCACCCTCCCGGCGGGCGCTGTCCTCAAACCGGTGCGGCGCCCTGCGCTTCCGGGGATCCCATTTGATCGACCACCCTCGCCGTATCCGCGGTCGACCAGATCGGAGGCCGAGACAAACCTCGTTCCCCCATGCGCGAGCACCGCTCTCGGGATCGTCCCTCCCCCACAACAAGGATCATGCACCGGGCCGTGAAACGAAACCGCATCGAGCAGCAGCCCCACACTCCATGACGGCTCCACATACCAATCTGATCTCACGCGGGCATGGTCGACCCGGATGCGGTCTTCGCCCCGAGGCGCGGCCGGGAATAGGCTTGCCGTGCTCACGATGCCTGCTCCCGGTACTGGTCTTCCCAGTCCTTGAACCGGGGCTCCGGGAACATCGGCACGATCCGGCGGGGACGATAGGCGTCAACGGCGTCCCGCGCCGCCGCGCGCCCGGCGTCATCATTGTCGGCGAACAGCAGAACCTTTTCGGCGATCGGCGGCAGATCAAGCCGCGCCATCCGCTGCGCCCCGCAGGAGGCCCACACCGGAACCCCGAACATGGCCGACGCCGCGATGGCCTTCTCGACACCCTCGGCAATCCCGAGGATCGGGCCGGGCCGGCTCAGCTGCACGGCGCCGCGCCCCATCGAGCCCAACGATTTCCGGCGCGTCTCTAGGAGCGCGCGGCCATCCTTCTCGTCGCTGTCGAAGCTGGACCGGCACCAGATCCGCTGCAGCGCCGTCACGTTGCCCTCGGCGTCGGAGATCGGCGCCACCAAAGCCGGCAGTGGGCGGCGTTGCTCCACGCACATCAGGCCGCGGTGCGCAAGGAGTCCAGGCTGTCGGGTCGGCAGGTTGCGGGACCACAAATAGAGGTGCGCCGCTGTCGTCGGGGTGATCGGCTCGCAGCCGCGGAGGATGTCGCGCACCGCTGTCGTATCCTCCTCCCGGCGTGGGGCGCCCTGCACTGGCGCGACCGGCGTGCCGCGCAGGGGTCCGTCGTCGGTGAGCTCGCGCACGGCCTCCTCGAATGAGAGGCCATGCCAGCGCTGCAGGAAGGCGATCGGGTCGCCGCCTCCGCATCCCGAGAAGCACGTCCACCGACCGTTCTTGATCCCGAAGCTGGGCTTCGAATCATCGTGGAGCGGACACCGGCCCGTGAGCCAGCTTCCGTGCGGACGCAGCGTCGTGGCCTTTGCGTAGATGTCCGTGCGGGCGCGGGCGCGGGCAATCTGCTCGTCGCTGAGACGCATCGCACCTAATCCCCACAGGCGCGGTTGCCGGTCTCCGGGTCAATGAAGCATGCGGCTCCATCCGCAGCCTCGGCATCGGGCAGCGGCGCCAGGATGCCGCGGCGCTTTCCGTTCGAGTTGAAAGTCGCGCACCCCTTGGCGCCACCCTCCCACGCTCGCAGGTACAGGTTCTTGAAGTCGGCGAAACTCATGCCGGAGCCCTCGCCGGCAATCTGGCCGGTGACGTTGCAGGTTTTCGAGATCGAGCTATCGACCCAGCGCTGCGCCCGGCACAGCACGTCGATGTGCTCCTCGGCAGACACATCCGAGGCCGCGCGCCCCTTCACGCCGTAATACTGGGTCGCATAGTCGACGACCTCGAATTGGCGCTCGCCCTGGGGCGTCTTGATCGTGCGGGAAAGCCGCGGTGAGAACACCGGCTCGATCCCCGAGCTCACATAATCGGCGACCATGCTGATCGTGCCGGTCGGGGCAATCGATGTCAGGAGACCGTTGCGGAGACCGTTGCGGCGGATTTCGTCCTGCAGGTCATCCGGAAGCCGGGTGCGGAAGAACTCCCCCTCGCAATAGCGCTCGGCATTCCACAGCGGGAAGGTGCCCTTCTCCCGCGCCAGTGCCGCCGAGGTTCGATAGGCCTGCGTGTTGATGCGCTCGAGGAGGATGTCTTGGTGGTCAAGGTAGGCGGGCGTTCCGTAGGGGGCGCCGCAGACCTCGATCGCATTGGCCATGCCGGTCACGCCGACGCCCATGCGCCGCTTCGCAATAGCCTCGGCGCGCTGCTGCTCGAGCGGATAGATGGTGCGCTCGATCACCGCATCGAAAGCGCGCACCGCAGCGTCGACCGCATCGTCGAGCCGCTCGAAGTCGATCTCGTACCGAACCGTCTGATGGCCGGACTCCGCGGCGAGTTTCAGCCCGTCGGCCGCCTCGTGGATCGGGACGAGGAACTTGACCATGTTGAGCGAGCCCAGAAGGCAGGCGCCCCAAGGCGGCAGGGGTTGCTCGCTGCATGGGTTGGTCGAATGGATCGTTTCGCAATAAGCGAGAGGATTGAGCCGGTTGATCCTGTCGATAAAGATCGTGCCGGGCTCGCCCCAATCCCAATTCGACTCCATTATCATCGACCACACATCGAGCGCCCGGAGTTGGCCAAACTCCACCCCGCCGAACCGCAGCGTGTAGAGACCGTCCACCGCCAGCGCCTCCATGAACTCGTCGGTGACCGTGACCGAGATGTTGAAGTTGGTCAGCGCGCCCGTGTTCTGCTTCGCCTTGATGAAAAGAAGGATGTCGGGATGGTCGATGCGCAGGGTCGCCATCATCGCCCCGCGGCGCTCGCCGGCGGACATGATCGTGCCGCAGGCCGAGTGCCAGACGCCCATGAAGCTGACCGGGCCGCTCGCGAAGGCGCCGTGCCCGAGTCCGCGGATCGGCTCGCCCGCCGGCCGCAACGGTGAGAAGTCCATGCCGGTCCCGCCGCCAGACCGCAATGTCAGCGCGGTATCGCGCACCGAGTCGAAAATGCCGCGCGTGCTGTCCGGGATCTCCCCCATCACGAAACACTGGTAGGCGGTCGTCTCGCGAGGCCGGCCGACGGCCAGCTGCTGCCGACCGCCGGGCAGGATCGACTGATCCCGCAGGTATGCGAGGAGCCGGCGGAAATGAGCCTGGTTGTCGTTGGCGGTCGTGCGGGCGTAGCGGACGCAGTAATCGTCGAACGACTCTTCGGGCGCGCGGTACTTCATCGCGTGCATCAGTTGGCCGAAATCGCTGCGCGGACCGTAGATGTCGCTCATAACTTCTCTCTTTTGCGGAGGTGATGGGGTTCCGGCAGGTCACCGGCTTTTAGCGGCGCTGCGTTTAGACGGGATGGCGGACGTGCCCCGCACTCGTCCCGCCACGCGGGGCCGATCCAGCGCCAGGGCGTCGGCGCCTTCGACCAGTCAAAATCGTGGCGGATCGCCCTCATGCCGCCATCCGCCGCTCGATCTCGCGCCGGCACCGCCGCAGCAGCGCCACAGCCTCGGCCCGGGTCGATACCTGGACGTGCGCCAGCATGATCGGCTCGTCGGGTTCCGGATCGAACTCCTCGATCTCGGCGATCGTCTCGTCGATGCGCGCGATCTCGGACAGCAGCGCAATGCGGGCGCGATGACCGCCGCCGCCTTGAAACTGCCATTTCCGTGAGTTAAATACGCGGCAAGCCATTTCCTCGATCCAGATCATCGGGGTCGGCGAGAACGCCTCGGATCGTTGGACGCGAACCGGGGCGTTCGGCTTTCTTGGTCCCTACGCTACGCTTACCATGGGCGCCCGTTCAAGGGGCCGAATCGCGAACGGCGCAAAATCAATCGTCATCGGCCGCCCCTCGCGAACAGCGGCCCGGTCGGCCGGCGCTTTGCCGCGATCTGCGGGTAGAAGATGTGCTCCGCGTAAAGGAGAATCCCTAAGGCGTCGGCTTCGTCATTCGTCGCCACCCAGCCATAACGGAGCGCCGTGTCGATAGCCGCCTGCTTCTTTGCCTGCTTCGTCTTGAACCCGGAGCCGCGTCCAACGAAGAACTTCGACCATGTTTGCGTTGGCACATGGCGGCACTCGATCCCGCGCTCGAAGCAGGCTTCGTAGACGCGCCCCGTCATGGCCAGGAGCCGCCAGATCGTCGCTAAATTGATCGGGGCCGCCATCGATGGAACGAGGTCAAGGGGTAATCCGGCGATCGGCAATGTCATGCTCGAGTTGGCGAGCCTGGCGCGGCGTCCCGCAGGCGCACCCGTCGGGACGTAGGGCTGCTCGATCATCACATGCTTCGGTCGCAGCTTATCGAGCGTCATGCCGATCCATGTGCCGAAGAAATGCAGCGTCTCTCCCATCGGTGCCTCTGGCGTCCCCATACGGCGGTGACCCCAGATCGGCTGACCGCCGGGTAAACAGGCGGCAAATCCGGACACTGTGGCGATATCGAGGGCCAGCAGCCCAGCGATCGGAAGAGGAGTTTCGTCGCCAGACATGGTTCAGGGCGTGCTTATCCGGTTGTTACCCATCGCCACCACCTGTAGAGAACGTAGCAGATAGCGCCGAGGCCGATGACGTATGGCCCTACGCAAGCGACCCACATCAACGGGGCCAAAAGCCAGGGATGGGCGTAGATAAAGTCCCAAAGAACCCCTCCGGGCAGGCCGCTAAACGCCGGGTATTGCATCAATATTTACTCTGCACGCCAAACGGCCCGAGAACGACCCACGCCAGCAAGAGAAACAGCGGAAGGCCGCAGAGCACCGCCGGCCACTGCCACCATCTCAGTGGCTCCATTCGTAACTGCTGTTTGGTCATCAACATCTAGCTCCTGTGTGCGACAACCGGATAGGCATGGTTCAGGGGATGAGGTCGGAGCAGTCGATGCCGGCTTTTCCGAGACGATCGAACAACACGCCCATCGCTCTATCCTTGCCGGAAAGGGCGAGTTCGAGTTTGTGGCGCGCGTCGATCTCGCCAGCGAGCTCTCGCGCCGATCCCTCGCTGAGCGCGTCGATAATCGAAATCAAGAACCGCTCGTCCTCCGTCTGACTTCGCGAATGGCGAATGACGTAGAGCCGAGACCCCTGCTGATCGGTGAGCATCACGCGCGCCCGCTGCCGGCAACTGTCGGCCTCCGCTTCTTCTCCGACGCCGGAGCCTCGCCCATCTCAGCGGCGAGCTCCTTCTGCGCCTTCATCCAACCGTTGTCCCAGGCGACGTAGGCCTCGGTGCCGACATTCTCCGGGTTGGCGTCGCGGTTCCGGTTGCTCTTGCCGGCGCCGTGCCCCTTCTGCCCGATCAATTCGAGTTCGGTCGGTGTGAAGGTGATCGGCTCCGCCAGGGTGAGCGTCGGCTCGAACCCGATCGGTTTCTTCAACCAGGCCAGTTGCCGCTGGTGCTCGGCGATCATGCGCTCCCGCTCGGAGCCGGCGAGTTCGGCATCCTCGCGCGCCCGCATGAAACCCTTGAGGTCGATCCCGGCGGCCTCGACCTCGCCTTTCAGCGTCTTGATCGCGCGGCTGCAGGCGCGGACACCCGCAGCCGCCTCGGCCTTCTCGCTCTCCAGCACCGTCATCCTTGAGTGCAGGAGCAGCGCGGTTTCGGACGTGACGTTGGATCCCGGTGCCGGTGTGGGCTCGGCTTCGCCTGGGTTCTGGTCGGTGGCGATGGTGTCCATGCCTTCTCCTATTGGGCTGTGGCTTTATCGGCAATGCGCGGTCGGCCGGGCCTTGGAATCGTCGGCGCAGGATTTCGCCGCCGCGCCTCGTCGATCCTGTCGAGCACTTCGACTGACGCGGTGAAATCGTCCCGTCGGATCCAGCGCACCTGCCACTCAGCTATGCCGGCCATTTTCGCCAGGCGATACGGCGTGACGCGATGCTCGTCCATCCACAGGCGGACGGCATCGACGATCTGGGAGGCTCGTTGTTCCAGGTTCATAGTTTCATAACGATGGGCGCGCTTTCAGAAAAACTCAAGCCTGGTGGTGATAATTTATTTCTTGCCTTCCCATCCGAGAATACCCACTATGAAGTGAGAATTTAGGAGAACCACGATGCTAAGCCCGCTTGTCCGGCACGAACCCCGCAGCCTTTCCGAAGCGCTGGCGGACCTCCGTGCGAAGCTGAAATCTCTGCCGATGAACGACAAGCGGCGCGGCCCGATCACGCAGCAGATCGTCCGGCTGGAAGACGAACTCGACCGCAAAGGGGCAAGATAAGATGCAACGCTCACTCACGATGCTTGACCGCACCGGCGATACCACTCTGATCTGGGACGAGTCGAGCGATGCTGCGGTTTTGCCGGTGATCGAAAAGAAGCTGGCCGAGGGCGTCGTCTTCTTCCTCCTCGAACCGGTCGCGGGCGGTCTTGCCCCGCCGCGGCGCGTGCCGCTGCAGGACGTTGCTGAAGTGCGCGAGCGGCGGGCCCTCGCGATGGCGGATAAAGATTTCGCCGCACTTGTCGGGATTGGCGACGTGACAGTCGTCAAGACCGACAACGAGACTGCGGAGGCGCCACGCAAGCGCCAAGGCCGCATCGCGCACAATGCCCAAGAGATCGTCGCATCGCCCGCAACCGTCGCGGTACGTCCTGCCAGGGGCGGCTGATGCAGATCAGGCCGTCGCCGCTTCCCCCCGACATCCAATACGTCCTTGATGGGGCGGTGGAGTACGGCGAGCTCGACGGCCTGTCCCACGCCGCACTCAACCTGCTGGGCGACCGAGGGGTCATCGACAATCTGGTCGAGCGCCCTAAACGCAATGGCGACTACAGCGACACGCACCTCGGTAGACGCCAAGCAATGTGTTTCGGCCTCTGCGACTATGCCCGGGCGATCGTTACGGAACTCGATGCGCCTCATCAGCGTGCCTTTGTGGCGGCAGCCCTTATCCGCGAACGCTATCGTATCCACGAACTCGCCGAGGTCCTGGCCGCCTGGAACTACGACGATTCGACGATCGGCGGGGCGCTGGAACACTGGCGCCGTGGCAGCGACATCCGCCTCCGCGCCGATGGCAGCCCGAGGCCCCGCGTGCTGCGTCGGCTCCGGTCGCCAGCCGCAATCCGCCGCTACGTCCGCACCGATCCCGGCCGCGCGGTTGGCCACCATGCGCGCCTCGCGAAGGGTATCTGCTCGCTGCCGTGGCCGGCGCACCCGGACGAAGTGAAACTGCTCGACGCGCTCTTCACCTCTGCGGATGAAGAGCGCGGCCGGCGCCGCACGGAGGCGCTGAACCAATTCCTCATCGAGCAGGAAGCGAAACGAATCGGGCAGCCGCTGCGCCGCATGATCCGCGACAACCGGAAGCGCCTTGCGCGATCGGCGACAACGGCGGCGCAGATCCTCGGTCCCGCGCCGGTGCAGGCATTTGTTCGCGGCGAGACTGTCGCGATCCCGACGACGAACGATCTTATTTTCCAGGTGCGGTCGGAAAACGTGACGGCGCTGGGGCATAGTGGGATCCGCGTCGGGCTGACCGCGATCCGCGGCGAGAAGCTCGCCGATCTCTGCCTCTATTTTGACGAGACGCCGCCGCTCGACCAGTTGGTCGCCATCGCGCTCCACGTCGAGGCGGGGAATGCTGGCGAACTTCTCAACACGGGAAACCTATTCAACATGACCACCGCTGGAACGGCGCATCCGGCGCTAACCGGAAGGGCACCGGCGACGGTCGCCGCAGGGCGTCCTTTCTTCGCGCGACGCCAGCCTGGGTACGACATGACGCGCCAAGATCAGATGCGAAAGGCCTATGAGCGCGCCTATGGCAACCACTACGGCCGAGAGATCGAAGACATGGTGTGGCGTCGCCAGGCTCCGCGCCTCCGCAGATTTTTCGCACTTATACCGGAGAGAGAAACAGCATGAGCAAGATCGACGATATCCGCGCCGAACTGCTGGGCAGGCAACAGCACGCGGTAGAGGCTTACCAGCGGGCAAAGCTGATTTTGGCCGATGCCGAGTCCAGCATTGACGTCGCGCGAACCGCGATTGCTGCGCACGATCGCGCCGTCGAGGCCATGCGCGAGGACGCCGGCTCGCCCGCGCCCAACGGCCACGACGCGCCGAGTCGCCAGCGCCGGAACCTCGAAGCCGCGACGCTGGACCGCCTGACCACCGAGCCGCAGTCGCTGGATGCGCTGGTCGAGAAGATCGGCAACGTCAAGCCGGGGCAGATCGAGGCCGCGCTGAAGCGGCTCGTCGAAGCCGGGAAGGCCGCGCCGCATCTGGCCGGGGCCGGGCTCATCGGCGGCTACGTGCGCGTGGAGAGTGCGCCGGAATGAAGCCAGGACGACGATAGGGGGGGGCTTCGATGGCGTGGTTCGTGGTCGCTGATCCCGACGCTGATGTAGAGGCAAAAGCTGATCCCCACGCCCGCATCTGGACGCTGTCGCAAGAGCCCGATCAGCCCGGCTGGAACACGGATTGCGGTCACGAGGGCTACGGGATGCGGCGGGATGATGCGGAGTTTCTAGCCGAGTGCGCCAACGCGAAGGAATGGGAGCGAGACTGATGACCGAGGATCAAGCGCGGCAGAAGTGGTGTCCTTTCGCACGCTACCATCCGGAAATTCGGGGCGATGCGGTTCAATGGAAAACCGCTTCGGGCGCGGCCAATCGCTTTGACCCTGAAACTGCTGGCCCAAAAGCGCTCGCATCATGTCGCTGTCTCGCCTCCGATTGCATGGCGTGGCGCTGGATCATGGGGACCAGGGACAGCGGGTTCTGCGGGCTTGCGTTGCCGGCGGTGGCGTGATGGCTGACGACGAACTCGAAGGTGTGATCGAGGTGTGCCGTCGCAGGAACGGAACACCGGAATGAATGAGCAGCACGTCGCGCTTTATCGCGAGATCGGCCGCCTTGTTCGCGAGCGTCGGAAATTCATGGCACTCACACAGAGCCAGTTGGCTTCGCGCGTCGGGGTGAGTCGGCCTTCGATCGTGAATATCGAGCAAGGGCGGCAAAGCATGCTCGTGCATCATCTCTACGATATCGCCGGCGCCCTGCTGACATCTCCCGCCGCTCTGGCACCAGCGCCGAGCCGCATTCCTCGCGATTGGATCGTTCTGCGCGGGGTTTACGATGCTGACAAAACCCCTTGCGCCGAGGAAGTCGATGCGGCATCCTGAAATGAGCGAAGGCCGGGACGGCACCAACCGTCTACCGGCCTTCTGGATCGCAGTCGTGGTAGCGACCTGCATTCCTGCCGGGGATATAGCGCAGCCCAGCGCAATCCACAATCCCCGGATGCCCGATCGCCACCCAGCGTTGCCCGGCTTCCGTCTCCCAAAAAGCCGGTGGAGCAAAAGCGTCCCTGTAAAAATCGCCGGCTCTGGTGAGCCCATTCCAACCGGCGGCCTCCCAGAGGGCGGTGACGGACGGCAAGGGGATAGTCCGAACCCAAGCCGGGGTGCGCCGAAAAAAGCACCCAGCGGACCTGCTATGGCAGAGCGGCGAGAGCCGGAGGGACCTGAGTACGCGGGGCATCCTGCCCTAGAGCCAAAGGACAAGGCTCTCTTCCGAGGCCAAGTGCCAGATCGGGAGGCGGAAAAGGGCCGAGCTATGGGAGAACGAGGCGATGCCCGATAAGAGCTTTGAGACCGTCAGCGCCAGTCAAGCGCCGGCCCTCTTCGACCGGAGTCCATATTGCACCAGGTGGATGCTGTTCCACTGCTTCCGCAAGCGCGACCTCTCCATGATCGAGCCAGACGCCGACGACCGGATCGACTGGGGCACGGCCCTACAGCACCCGATCCTCGAAGCCGTCGCCAAGCAGTACCGGCTGGAGATGCAGCACAACGACGCCGACGAGTATGTCCGCGACGGGCTCCTCGGCGCGACGGTCGACGGCCGGATGGTGATGCCGGACAGAGGAAAGGTCATTGTCGAGGCGAAGTGCGTCGATTGGTTGCGCTGGAAACAGACCTGGACCGAAACCGCCGCCGCGATGCACGTCGAGATCCAGGTGCAGACGCAAGTCATGGTCGACAAGGCCGAGCTCGGGATGATCGCGGTGCTGATCGGCGGCAACGACCTCCGCGTCCTGGAGCGGGAGCCTAACCGCGAGATGCAGGAGCGGCTGCGCGACGAGGCGGCATCGTTCTTCGACAGCCTGAAGACCGGGAAGGAGCCGGACCCGCTGGGGTCGCCGCTCGAGCTGCCGATGCTCGCCGCGCTCTACCCGCTCAGCGAGAAGGCGTCGATCGTCGAGGCGTTCGGCGACGAGGAAATGTCGCTGGTGCTGCGGCAGTACGCCAGAGCCAAGAGCGATGAGTCCTTCGCGAAGAAACTGGCGGAGCAGATGAAGGCGAAACTGCTGGGTCGCGCCGGGCCGGCGGGCATCCTCAAGACCGATGGCTTCACCGCGTTCATCAAGCGGACCGAGGTCGCCGCCGGGATGTGCGAACCGCACCTCGAACCGAAGGTCACGCGGAAGGCGTCGACCCGGATCAACATCGAGATCGTCGAGGAGAACAGCGCGCCCGTGGCGGATACCGCCAAGGCGACACGCGATCCTGCCGACTACCTGGGGGCGTAGGGATGGCCCGCAATGACCGCGACGGCTTTAGCTTCATCAGTCAGCAGCAAGGTGGCTGTTTTGACTGCGGCAAAGCGTGGAACGGGAAGAACACGCTCGCCGTTGCTGCCCGGCATTACGACGCGACGAAGCACTCGGTCTGGGTCGATACGATCATGTCGACGAGGTACGGCTACCGCGGCGACGGAAATGACAGCGCCTCACGAGCGCACGATATCTGAAAGGGGAAACTATGAGCGAAACGCGCGAAGGCGGAATGCTGGTCGTCTCGTCGGCGCTGGTGCCGGCGGTTGTCTTCGGTCCCGGCGGGGTCGACGCCATCCTCGACAAGGTCAAGGCCGAGGCAAAGGCTGTCGATATCGATATCTCGACGAAGGCTGGCCGCACCGCCTGCGCCTCGCTCGCCTACAAGATCGCGAGGTCGAAAACCGCGCTCGACGACATGGGGAAGTCCCTCGGCGACGAGATGCGGAAACAGGTCGACGCGATCAACGCCGACCGCCGCCGCATCCGCGAGGACCTCGATGCGCTCAGGGACGAGGTCCGCGGCCCGCTCGACCGCTGGGAAGCCCGTGAGGCGGCGCGGATCGAAGGGCACGAGGCCGAGGTCACCAGGATCGCCTCGATGGTTCGCTTCGACGTCGACGAGCCGCCGCTGCATGAGATCGACGCCCGGATCGCCTCCCTGACCGGCTACGAACGGGACTGGCAGGAATTCGAGATCAAGGGCGTCCGCGCGGTTGACGCGGCGCTGACGATGCTCAAGGACATGCGGGAGAGCTTTGCCGCGCTCTACGCCGAGCGTGAAGCCGAGGTGCTGCGCCGGGTCGAGGCGGAAGCCCAGCAGCGGCGGGAGCGCGAGGAACAGATCGCGCGGGAGGCTGCGGAGCGCGCCAGGATCGAAGCCGAGGAAAAGGCGGCGGGTGAGGCCGAGGCCGCTGCGGCAGAAGCTCGGCGCCGGGAAGAGGAAGCCACCGCGGAGGCCAAGCGCCGCGAGGATGAGTTGCGGGCCGCGGCTGCGCTCGTCGAGCAGGAGCGCGTCGCCGCCGAGGAGCGGTTCCGGCAGGAAGCCGAAGCCGCTGCGGAGGGCGCCCGGAAGCGGGAGGCTGCCCTACAGGCAGAAGCCGCACGCCAGGAGCAGGCGAAGCGCGAAGCAGAAGAGCGCGCCGCAGCAGAGGCTCGCCGGGCACAGGAGGCCGAGGCCGCGCGGCGGGAAGGCGAACGCCGGGCCGGCGAGGAAGCCGCGGCCGCAGAGCGTCGGCATGCAGAAGCTTTGACGCAGGCGCGCGACGAGGCGGTCGAGGCCGAACGGCAGGCGAAGGTTGCGGCCGCGGCGCAGGAGCGCGAGGAGACCCGGAAGCGCGAAGAGAACCGCCAGCACCGGGCGAAGTTCAACGGCGAGGCCAAGGCTGCGCTGATGGCGGCCGGGCTCTCCGCGCAGGCGGCTGAGGCGGCGATCGTCGCGATTGCCAAGGGCCACGTCCCGCACGTTTCCATTGCGTACTGAGGCGGATTCTCATGGCCGAAATCCACGACAGCGACCTATGCGAAGGTGACCGGCTTGTAGCGCGACTATGGCAGATAACGGCGTGCTGGACATGGCGCAGGTCGTATACGGTTCACGGTGGCGCAATCTGCTGCAATTTCAACTTTCCTCATGGAATGAAACTCATGGAAAAGCGGGGAGAGTTTGCGTCATTTTCAAAAATCGTCCGCGCGGGAGAATCCGACTGATGCCCCAGGAACTCGCCGTCATCGAACGGCAGCTTACCCCGCTGATGCCCCATTTTGCCGAGGCTCTGAGGGGTAGCGGGCTCGCCCCCGAAAAGCTGCTACGCACGATCCTCGTCTCGCTGGAGAAGACGCCGAGCCTGCAGAACTGCTCGGTGCCATCGATCATCCAGGCGGCGATGACGGCGGCCGTCCTCGGGCTCGAGGCCGATGGGGCGCTCGGCCAGTTCTACATGATCCCCTTCGCCGGGAAGGCTCAGCCTGTAATCGGCTACCGCGGCTACGCGACCCTCGCGGGCCGATCCGGCTTCACGATCAATGGCGCCGTCGTGCGGGAAGGCGATCAATTCGATTTCGAGCTCGGCAGCACTGCCTACGTGCACCACAAGCCGGAACTCGGCGCAGGTCGCGGCCGGCGCATCCTCGGCGCGTGGGCCACCGCGAGCCGGCCCGGCCACAGCAGCATTGTCCGCGTCATGGACATCGACGAGCTGATGTTCGTCAAAGGCCGCAGCCCTGGCGCGAAGAAATCCGATTCGCCGTGGAACGACGCGGAGATTGGTTTCCCGGCAATGTGCGAGAAGACGCCGCGCCGTCGCCTCGCCCGCGACATGCCGGTTAACCTGATGGTCAACGCCGCCGTCATGGAAGAGGCCCACGAGGAGCGCGGCAAACACAGCTACATCGATCCGATGCGCGGCGTGGTGATTGAGGGCATGGCGTCCCCAGCCCCGGACGAACGCGCCGGCGCCCCGACTGCCACCGATCTCGACCATCGCAAATTTGTGATCGACACCGGCACCAAGCAGATCGAGCTCGGCACGATCGAGGAATGGCGCGGCCGGATGATGCACAACATCGAGGATGGTCGACCGGAGTCCGTGGCGCGGATGCGCGACGCCAGCGCCGACCTCCTGTCACAATATCGCGGCGAGTTCCCCGATCACGTCCGCGCGGTCGAGGAAGCCTTCGCGCACAAGCTGCCGCCGGGCGACCCGGTGCAGCGGCCGGGATCAGCGGGCTCCCCTCCGCCCCCGGCCGACCCCATCCCAGAGCGGGCAGAGGCCGATGAACCGAAGGGAAAACGCGGGGAGACAGCCGATGGCGAACCCGTCGATGATCCGCCTGGAACCTTTAGTGAGACCAATGCCCGGCAGTACGTCCCTGCGGAGGACGAGCGGCCACGCACAGCACCAGACTTGCTGACGAACCCGGTATCGCACGGGGAGGCCGGTGGAAGCCCGGCGCCAGCCGCACCAGCCCGCGAAGCCGAGTTGCCGCTTGCTCCAACGCCCGCCTCGGCTCCCCGCGCTGTGGCGCCCCCGCAGCGTCCCCACCGCAGCGACTGGTACGACCGGGAGAGCCTGCGCCTGGAGCCCACCCGCCACGCCGGCCGCGCGAACTGGTCCGCCTGGTACGCGGCGCAGTTTCTGCCTCGGCTCAAGACCGCGCAAAACACCGCCGACCTCGCGCGCCTGCTCGGGCGTAACGCGGATCTGATCCAGCAGTACCAGCGAGAAGCCGGAGCGAACGAGGGAGTGCTGGCCAATACGGCGATCGAGCGACAGTGGCAGCACGTCGCGGCGTGGGAGGCGGCGGAATAGGCAACCAGGAAGGGCAGACCACATGACCGATCCTATCGACCCCACCGCCCTAGAAGCGGCGATGACCGCAATGGTGCGCGACGACCCGATCATCATGGGATGCTTCACGGGTCAGGAGCTCGCCGAGACCGCGACCGCGTGCATCACCGCCTATCGCGACGAGCGGCGGAAGCAGGGATGGATAGAGACTTTGTTTGAGCGACGCGCTCGCATTCCGTTCGTGGTCGACCCCGCGACCGACGAACCCCCGGCCTGTGAGAGCGGCAATCCACCATCGGAAACTCCGGATCATATCGCGCTAACGCATGAGCCCCCGGCGTCGCGGAGGATGGCGGTCTGGGTCGGAGAAAGAGTGATGGCCACTAGAGCCGCCGACGATTTCGATGCGATCCGGGCGCGGATGGGCGGGAATGGTGCCGCGTCCGATATTCGACAAGGATGCGAGACCTGCGCTGGAGACGGTTGGATCAAGTGCCCGCGGTGTACTCGTGGGCATTACCAGCCGTGCCCGACCTGTGAAAACCCGAAAAGGTTGCCGATGCCATGACCCGCCTCGCCCTCATCGCCGCCCTGTGTCTCGCCGCTCCGGCAGCGTGGGGGCAGAGCGCGGAAACCTCCCATTTTGACCTGAAGAACTGGGTGGCGCCCATCAGTGGGCCGGTGAACCTGGAGCCGGCGTGCGTCTCGATCCCCGGCCTGACGATCTGCGCCGGCGCCCCGCCGACGATCAAGATGGACCCGAAGATGGAGCCGCGAGACGTTGCGCGCCGGTTCCTGGAGGCGATGGTGCGGCTTGGGTTTCACGAGCAATGACCGCTGACGACCACGCGTGCACCGCCGCCGAGGAGGATTATCTATGGCCCCCTACATAGCCGCTTTGTTGATGTTAGGACCATACGCTGCGGCTGGATTTTGGGTTGTGCCCAAACACGCATTTGGAGGATTTTGACTGTGAAGAAAGAACGCGCGCGAATCCTTCTGCTGAGTTACATAGCGCAGTTCTCGCTGGGCCGAATTCATGCGAGCGGACATCCATTTCCTCCTATGGAGGATATGGCGTTCAGAATTAGTGATACGGCACCTAATGGGTCATTGGTGGCCATGCAGGCGGCTCCACCGAGCAAGTGGTATCTGTCTTGGGTGGTCGATCAGAAGTGGCCTGCGGGCCATACATGCCCATCTTATGGGCTGGAAAGCATCGAGGATGGCGAAGTCTGTGATTGGTGCAACATTTCGTTCTTGATCTACGATCCGGGCCAAGTTGCCAGTCATCCTGAATGGCGCTGGACTGACGAACAACACGCGCTGAATGATCATTGGTTTCGCTTATGTCGTGACCATAACGACGGATATATTTATCCCCCTCTTTACGCGGAGTTCAGCCGCGATCCTGACAATTTCGAGGCGAGGTTAGGTGCGCGCGTGAAATGGGATATCGGCGACAAGAAGATCGGAACCGTCGCTGGATATGTAGATGACTGGCGCACGGCAGATGATGCAGCGTTGTTGGCGGCGTATGAATTTTCAGTGGCCGAACTTAAGGGCCGAGAAGCTTCAGTCGCCATCGAAAAACACGCGGTAAGCTGATATGGCACACATTACAAAACTAACCGCCCTATTCCTCCTCTGCCTCATCTTGAGCGCCTGCGTCAGGATGGACAGGTGGGACTGTCGAGAAAACCCGGACCCGGCGTGGCGCGGGTGGGTTGAGTGCGGATAGGGGCAACTGGTAGCTCCTGTGTGTCCTAACCGGATAAGCATGGATGAGAGGGAGAGAGTAATGACGCAAGATCGTGAACCGAGCGTTGAGACGCGAGAGGCAATCTGGCGGGGATTGTTGGAGAAGGACGATCGCACGAGCCCGGCAGACTATCCCGATATGGCGTTGATCACACGAGACGAGCTGTTTGCCTATCTCGACGACTTCGCTGCCCAAGCCCGTACATCAGCGCCATACAATATCGACCGAGCAGTAAGCGTATTGGTCGATGCCGGACGTGCCAAGTCCAACGAGCCGACGACCGCTGAGGCGAGAGAGGCTGCGAGCAAGGCATGGTACGAACGGATCACGACACAGTCGACCGTTCATGGCATGATCGAGGAGTTGGCCATCACCCTCGACGACTTTCGGGCCGAAGTAGCCACCGCCGAGCGAGAGCGGTGCGCGCAGGAATTGGACGCTGCTGAAATCTACGGCGCCTCGGCGGTTATCCGCGCCCTAACCACCAGACCATGACCCTCTGGCCCTGGCTTCCGATCGTCGCCGCGATTCTGTGGTATGCCGCTACGCGCGGTCCGGCGGGGAGAGCGCCGCCGAGTTAGACGCCTCATATGCCGCGACGCCAGCCGCAACGAGCCCGATCGCGTGCCACTTGATTGGATCGTAGGCCAGGATCCCCGCCGGTGCCGCGTCCAGCCGCACAGCCTCGCGCGGGCGCTCCCACGGCGGGGTGGGGAGATGCGGCACGGGGTCCATCCCGTTGATCGTCAGGTAGAGCGGATACGGGGCGAGCAGTTTCGTTAGCAGCGCGGTTCCGGCCCGAGGCGGCTCGAATGCGAAGACCCCGCCGAGGTTTCCGCCGGCTAAGACATGCATCCCGGCTAGCAGAATGGCCGTCACGGCTCCAAGGCTGTGCCCGCTGTAGACTGTCGGGATTCCCGGCCGCAGCAACGGCTCCAAATCCCGGTGCGCTTCGGGCAGCTTCAGCGCGAATCCGAACGGGATCGGCCCCAGCGCCTCAAAACCGGGGATCGCCGCGCCAGCCTCAGACAGCGCGTCTCGGAACCAATCCAGCGTCGTGATCGATCCTTCCGGCACGACAACATCGCAGTCCGGTAGATGCCTCACGCCGAGGGTGACGAAGCCACAGCCGCCGTGCCAGTCGAAGTCGCTCGGGCCTGGGTTGTAAATCGCTTTGGCGAGGGTGACGGCTTGGACGGGGGTTATCATCGGAATGCCGTCACACTCCTAGCGATACTGAGCAGTATGTCTCGGAACGGTTCGGGTGTCCGGTTGCGGATTGCGGTCTTGTCCTTGCCGCCAACCATCGCGACGACGCCTATTTTGCGAGCCTTGGCATAGCCGTAGCGGTCGGTCATCCACTGCGGGATTTTCTGTTCGCCACGTTCCCAATTCAGCGCAGGGAACTCTACGCCGACCGCATAGAGCCACGTTGCCTTGCGCGCCTCATGGCCATAGTGACCCTGCTCGACGTAGCAGGATCGCCCGCCATGATCGTCGGCGATGGTCCACCCCGATCCGCGCTTAGGGATCGGTAGTCCAAAATGCCCGAACGCCCGACTGTCGGCAGGGTGCTCCAACACACCGCCGTAAGTGCGAACGGCATTCAACGCAGTAGCAAAGCAACCGGCGTCGTCGCCGAGTGTGAATTGATGCGGCTTCCTGGTCGAGCCGTGCCAGAACCGTCCCCAGCGTTGACAGGGCGGATGCGCCACGACTGGATGCGGCCCATGATATTTTCTGGCGTCGCGCGTTTCATCCCATGGATCAACGTCTGGATGGCCGAAATAGCAGCCGCCAACCTCCACAAAGAGCGCGGCAACTCGCGTCACCGAAACTCCTCCATTTCCCCATCGGTCAGCGCCTGGATCGTGCTTGCCATGTTTTCGAGGACGTTCTTTGCCGGCTGGCCGCTCTTATCGGCGCAGCGCTCGATGAAGTTGACGATCGCCTCGCGCTCGGATTGCCTCAGACCATCGACGACAGCTTGGATTTCGGTAGCGACCGCGATGGTATCGGCAGACGATCGAGCTGACGCCAACTTCACTGGCAAGTGATCCCCGCCATCTTCCGGTCGCACAAGATCGTGCGCGAGAAGTAAAACGGCATCGTTAAGTCTGACACTCGTGTTCACGTCAGCGGCTCGAACTCGTCGCTACCGACGATCTGTATCCGATCCCATCGATAGGCGAAGGGCGGGGTCGAGCGGCGGTAGATATCGGGCGCGCGGTTGTCGAGGATCATCACGTCCGGCCCATCGGCGACACCAAGAACGGCATGGTAATCGCCGAGTTCGTCGTAGCAGAGGATCGTCAGCAGCGGGATAGCCGCGTTGTCCCATCCGGCCTCACGCAACGTCTCGGCCTTGCACTGCACGTAGTCCCGGCAGAGCCAGCCCTTGCCGTCAGGCTTGCATTTCCAGGTGTCGGGCAGCTCCATCGGCGAGTCGAGAACAAACGGCTCGGCGTTGATCTGCGTGTTGACGGTGCTGAGTTGGGCGATCTGATCGGGGATCATTGCTGAGTCGTTTGTTTGGCTTCAGCCTTCCACGCCGCCGTATCCAAATGCGGCGCGCGGCTCTTGACGACCTTCTTCAGCATCTTCAGTCCGGTCCGGGTTACGACAATCGCCTTGTCGATCCGCTTCTGGTCCTTGTCGGATAGCAGCGCCTCGTTCCGCTCGATCGCGCCTTCCAACCAGGCCTCGATGATCCGCATCTGCGAGTAGGCCCAGTTGATTTCTCCATCGATGTCCTCGATGCGCTCCTTCTCCAGTTCTTTCTCGTACCGCCTCCGCTCTTTCTCAATCTCTGCCTGAGATTGATCCCGGTACATGCTTCCCATCAAAATTCTCCGTAGCTCGTGGCGGCGAGGTTGACGGCCTGGACGGGGGTCATTGGCATGTTCCCTGATGCGGGTGCGTGTCGCAGAAGAGCGAGAACCCCGGCTCGATGGTCGAACCTTGCGGCAGCGGGGCTCCTCCGCTAGCGGACGCACATGCTGCCAGTGCCAGGAGAGCGAGGATCACGATGGTTTTCATGGCGCTACGTCCTTTCCAGGCTCCGGCGGAAGCACAAGCGCCCGCTGATCGACCTGGGCTTGCACCGCCGCAAGTTGGTTGCAGCCGGCGAGCGCCAGCAGTCCCAGAATGAGGACCGCCGCATGCAGTTTGGGGCGCCTCGTCATCAGAGAGTGCCCGCCTGCGCAAGCGCAAGAACGGTCGCGATGTTCATGGTCTGGAGATCAGCCGCCGTCGCCTTTCCGGCATTGATAGCGTCCTGAAGAGCCTGGACACAACCCTGCTCGATCTGCCCGGCCGCCCAATCAAACTGCGCGCTGTGGGGCGCAAAAGCGAGCGCAACGGTCGTCTGCACCAGCGCGCTCGGATTTGGCCCGGCAGCGGCGGCGAGCTTCTGAATGGCCCCCGCAACCGACATGGCGCCAGTCCCGGTTTGCGGATTGGCCGGGTCGGGCAGCGTGCCTGCGCATTGCGCGATGTGTGTGTTCGGCGGCGTCTCAGCCATCGCCGCGTTGGCCTGATCTTGTAGGGACGGGATTTGCGTGCTGCCGAGTTGGTTCAGCACCTTCGTAAATGTGGCCTGCTCCGATGACGGGGGTGTTGGGGCAACGGGGAGCGTGCATCCGCTCGTAGCCAGCACGAGCCCAACAGCAAGAATCGTCGCCCCGGCCAGCTTGAGCGACCAAGCGGCGGCGCGAGCGGGAAGATACGGGTTCAGTAAATTGTGCATCACGTCGTCTCCTTGTTCTGCCGCGCCACTTCCTGCGCGACACCTGTTGCAATTCCTGCCTTCTCACCCTCAAGCCCGGTGACAATCGCGTGCGCGGCACCCTCGGCTTTTATCGCCTCGATCGTCGCGTCCATCTTGCTGTTCGTGTTGACGGCAAGCTCCTTCATGTCGACGCGGACCTCATCGGCGATCACGGCCGCGGCCTTCCCAAAGCGGTGCGCTGCCCTCGCCTCGGTTCGCGCACCCCACGCCGCGAATGCTCCGAATCCGGACACTACGGTCGGCGTTATGGCGGCGATGCCGAGAAGAAATTCTCCTACTCCCCCGAGGTCCAGCATGCGCCACCCCTAGAACCGCAGGCGACCGAAGATGAGGTACACGATCAGGACCAGCAGCAGGATTCCGCCGATGCCGAACCCGCCGCCGTAGCCGTATCGGGAGTAGCCATAGCGGGAATAGCCCCAGCCGCCCCCACCGAGCACGAGGACCAGAACGACGATGAGGAGGATGCTCATTTCAGTGCCCCTGTTCCGGAATAGGCTGGCCGCCGATCCCGATAATGGTAGACGGCAGCGGCGCGGGTGCCAGCGGTCGGATCGGGCTCGCTGCAGCCATTGCGAGCGGCGGCACAGGTGCCGGCTCGGCCACGGTTGCGGTCACGGGGCCGGCGAGAGTGATTGTATCGCCCGGCAACGGCGGGGCGCTCGGCCATTTCCAGCGGATGAACCAGGTCAGCCAACCCCCTGCGAATCCTGCGGTGCCGACAACCGCCATCGCCCAATCGGATGCGAGCGTCGGGTCGAGCTTCCAGGTCCCGGCGATGAGCCCCGTCAGGATGCCGACAGCACCGCCAGCGCTGACGCCAACAGCCGCATGCGTTGAATCCATGACCGGCTCCGCGAGGTAAGAACTCTGCAATAAGGGCTACCGGAAATTGATCCCAAAGTCTACATTGCCGCTCACGGTATGAGGGCGCATGCGCTCGTGCTGTACGTCTCTTAGGCGTTTCCTCCCGACCTTGACCCCGCTCCGGCGGGGTCTTTTACGTCGGGGACACCGTCGAGGCTCGTGCCGCGGCCAGGGCTGCATAGACCTCGCTGAGCGTGCGCCCGGCATGATTCGGTCCCACACCGTCATAATGCGACTTCCCTGCATTCTGCGGGTCTGGAAGCGATGCCCACTCGCATGACAGGTTGTGGGCGAACGCCGCGTCCGACAACTCCCCGACCCTCCAGCGAGCAAAGCCGCGGGTGTTCAACAGCTGAAGGGCAAGCTGATCCTGTACGGCCGGCGTGAATAGGGTGGTCAATGGCAGGCCAGCGGTCTGGACGCATTCTTCCAACGTGACCTGGATGAACTGATATCGGCCAGCCGCCGAGGATGGCTCCCCATCGTCGACGAGTTGCCGCTGGAATGCATAGACCTCGGCGATCGTTTTGCCCGTGATCGTCCCGGCCGGTGCCCCGGCGTGCCCGATATAGGCGTCGTAATTGCCGTCGCTCTCCTCGACCGACACAAAGTCGAGAACGGCATTCGCGGCAGAGTCCGGGAGAGAGGCGCAGGTGCTCATTTATGGACTTCCAACAGGGCCCAGGACTATTTCACGGGTGCGGTCTCGTCGGGCTTCGCGGGAACTGCGGCCGGCGCCCCCGCGGCCTTGTCGGGGTCAGATTTCGGCAATGCCGCCGCCGAGGCCTTCAGCGTCTGCTCGGTGACCTGGGCCTTCAGCTTCTCCATCAGCGCGGAGACCTTGTTGAAGGGTTCGTTGCCGAGAGCGGCGCCGATCTCGTTCACCTCATCCGAGGTCACGGTAAGCGTGTATTGCTTCGGGGTGTTGGAATCGGCGGCGGCTGATACGCCGGCCGCGCCGAGGAACAATACCGCGCTCGCGGTCAATATGAGTCGCATCGAGGCATCTCCGATGGTGTCCGGGAGGACTGAACCTAGCCCTCCCGGCTTCAGCATTCAAATACTTCGGATCAGCCGCCGGTGGTGCCAGAGCAGAAATACACGGCCTTGTTGGTGCTGGCCGAAGTCTGCGTCAGCGTGATTGCCGTGTTGGTTGTCGCCCAGCTTTGCGAAGCGAGCGGCGTCGCGATCCAGTTCACGATGCAATACGGCGCCGTCGTGTAGGCAACGTTGAACGTAATCACGCAACCCGTGGCAGACGTCCCCATCGTGACGATGCCGGCGGTATCGGACCCGGTGATAGCCGGTGAACCGCCGCCGCATGAGGTCAACGCTGGCGGCGTCGTCTGCGTGGTGACGATGTGCGCCGGGGTGCCGGCCGACGACGCGAGGTTGAGATATCCCGACCCCTTCGGACCGAGATTGAGCAGGACATTGGTGTCCGTGCCGGCAGCGTAGAGGCTAACCGAGCCGGGCGTACCCGCGGCGGAGCCCGTGGCAGCGAGAAAGTCGACGCTGCTCGCGACCGGCGTAATCTGCACGGCGGAGTTCGCGACTGTCGTGCCGCCGAGCGCAAGAATACCCGTCGATTTCGGTGCGATGACAATCGGGATCGTCCCCCCGGTGCCGCTCGTGCCGAGCGTGACGGCGCCGGTTCCGGTGGACCCCGTGACGGTCAGATTGTTGACCGCCGAAGCCGTGCGGAGAACCTGAAACTGGACCGTCGATCCGCTGGTATCGAAGCTGAGCGTGCCGGTGCCGTTCGTTCCGAAGACGGCCCCCTCTCCGGCATCGGCGAGCGATCCGCCGGCGAGAACCGAAGGGGCCGTGCCCGTCGCGCCAGGGGTAACGACGACCTGGTTGACGATCGTGCCGGTGCCCGGAGCAGCCTGGAGAGCCGCATTGCCGACGGTGGTCGCGCCGCCCCCGAGATAGACGCCGCCGCTCTGATCCGCCGTGCCGACGATCAGGTTTCCGGAAGCGCCGGTGGCGGCGATCGTTGCGGCCGTCGAGCCGCCAGCAAGAGTGCCACCGATCGTCGAGGACGCACCGAAGGTCACGGTGTTGAAGGAGCCGGAGCCGCCGGGGGCGCCGCCGCCCTGGGTCCAGTAGTTGACGCCGTCGGTCCAGATATCGAAGCCGAAGCCGGACGCCGCCGAGACGGTCGAGCCGGCATTGATCGTCGATGTGGTCGGTGTCACGGTGACGGTGCCGGCCCCTTGCGCCCGCATGCTGACGCGGAACCCGACCGGGAAGGTCGCTGCCGCATTGGGCAGCGTGACCGCAACGGAGCCGCTGTTCGTAAAGGCGAGCAACTTGCACTGGTCGGACAGCAAGACCGTGTAGGACGTTCCGGCGACCGTCTTTTCGATGGTACTCGAAATCGGGCAGCCGACAGACCCGCTCTGGGCAATGGCGGCGGTCAGCGGGAGCAGGAACAGCGACGCCGCAAACAGGGCACCCGCAAAGAGCTTCGTGAGTTTGCGCGACATCGCCATCTCCAGACGCAGGGTTGAGCGCGGAGATACTACAGCGACGTTTCGTGAAAAGGAAGATGCGCCGGCTATTGCTGGACTGTCGGCTGCATCGCCTGAATTCTCCGCATCGTCGGCGATCCCGCCTGGGGATTGGCGCGCTGCTGGAACTTGTGCTGGAGATCGCGGCGGAAGGTGCTGACTTCCGTCGGCGAAAAGACGCCGCTGCGCTCTCCCTGCTGGATCACATGCTCGGCATCGACGAGGGCATCGTTGATCGGCTCCCCGCGGTCCCGCAGGTTCGCGATCCGGTTTTCCGCCATAGTGAGCGCAGCATGCGCAGCGTCGCTGCGGCGATAGGCTTCGCTGCTCTGCTGAAAATGCTCGGCGCGGGAGCCCAACTGGAACCCGAGCCCGGTGCGGACGCGATCCGCTTCGGTCGGGGCTTCTGCGATCTTCGTCGATCCGCTCGCCGAGTAGAGACTGATTTCCGGATACAGCGCCTGCAGCATGTGCTTGACCGCGTTCGGGGTCAGTTCGGCGAAGGCTGCGAGATCGCTCTGGCCGCTGCGCTCCCGCTGGATCGCACGCTGCGGGGCACCAACCGCCATCGACCCGGCGGCACCGAGGAGATCGAGCGGCGACTGCGCGTTGCGGCCGATGAGGTCGCCGAAGCCGATCCCGGACCAGTCGATGCCGAGCGGTCGCGTCCCCTGCATGATTTCGGCGCCGGCCCCCGGCATCATCCAATCCATCGATTCGCGGAGATCATCCTGCCAATCCGGCGTCGTCCCCGTAATGGCGCCATAGGCCCATTGCCCGGCCTGCATGGCGTCCTTCGCAAAGGGCAGCGCGACGAGGCCACCCATCATGCCGAGGCCGCCGAGCATCAGCGCCGCCGTCACCTTCCCCTCCGGCCCCATGCGGGTCAGCATCTGGTGCAGGTTCGAGAGATAGCCGACCTCGTATTGGCGGAACTGGCCCAGCATCCCGCCGAGCTGCGACCGCATGAACGGCATCCGGTTGATGTCGCCCCAGATACCAACGGTCTGGTCGACGAGGAACTTCGCGAAACCTTCCGGGGTGCGCTCCGGGTTGTCCCGCCAATTCAGGTCGCGATCCCAGACCCGGTTGATGGTCTCCATGCCCTCGGCCTTAGCGGTGCGGTAGCCGGAGAGCAGCACGGCCCCCCGGGTCAATCGGTCCGCGGCGGAGACGTTCGAGGACCAGATGTTGAGGAACCGGCGCATTCCCCTGGCGCGCGGCGACAGCGCATCCTCGCCCCGCTGGCGCACTGCGGCCATTTCGTCGGTGGTCTGCGGATGAACGATGGCTTGGCGCTCCGCGTCGGCGACGAGGGCACGCTCGGCCCCGTCTCGAGCGCCGGCAGCGATATCGACCTGGAGCCCGTCGCGGCCGATCCGGAAACCTTTGAGGATGTCCTTGCTGGCCCCGAGATAGGTTGCCGCGGCACGGGCCCGGCCGGTGACGCCGAGTCCGGTGGTCAGGATCGGGACGCCGCGGAGAGGTCCATGCAGCATGATCTTGGCGGTGGTCGCGGCGTTCGCCCCCAGCATCCAGTAGAAGGCGCCCTGGCGCAGCCGCATCAGCGGACCGTGGAGCTGGTTGCCGAAGTCCTCCTGCCGGCGATCCCAGTCCCGCCAGAAGGCACGGGTCTGCGGGTCCGGGTGATGCTCGATCGCCTGATCCGCCGCATCGATCTCCGGCTGGTGCTTCATCGTCGAGATGTGGTTCGCCAGCCAGTGCGTGTACTGGCCCGTGCTGCGGGCGAAGTCGCCGCTGTAGCCGGCCACCCCCAACCGCTGCCGCTTGAACCCGGCGACGCGCTCCTCGTAGAGGCGGTCCAGCACGGAGTCGACCAGCTTGTCGTAGTCGCCCTGCGCGGCGTCCCGGGCGTCACCCTTGGAGTAGCCGCTCCGGGTGAGGCGATCCTCCATCTGCCCGCGGACATCGTTCGAGACCAGCATCATCAGCTTGTCGATCGCCGGGATGTCGAGGTCGCGCAAAGCGTCGGCCGACCGGAAGGCGTAGCCGTGGTCGATGCTGTATTCGTTCTCGGGGAAACTCTTCCGCAACTCGTCGATTGCGGCCGCGGCGGTCTTCGGCGTCCCGCTGCGGACGCCGCCCACGGTGCGCTCGAACGGGGTCATCGAATCGAGAAGCCGATACATGACCGTCGGCGGGAAGCCTTCGGTCCAGCCGGGGATGCCGGGTTTGTCGGCGGTTCCCTCCAGCGGCTTCACCCGCAGGAAGTAGTCGCCCTGCCGCATCAGCGGCAGATAGGCGTTGCGGTGCTGGTACTCGATCGCGGCGACCAGCTGCGCGGCGCGACGCAACCGCTTCCCCTCGCGGGTATCGCCGCCGGCATCCTCGGCCGCCTTGTAGATCGCCGCCGCGCTGGGTTCGCCCTCCCAGCCGAACTGCCGCGCCGTCTCCCCGACGACATCCTTCCACACCTTGTCCATCGTGCGGCGGTAGTCGGTGAACATGCCGATTTCGTCGGGGGTCGTCAGGCGGATGGTATCGCCGATCTTCGAATGGGCCGCGAAGGGGAACCGCGAGTTCTCGGCGATCACGGCGCGACCATCGAGCGGCACCTGCCGGCCCTCCAGCGTCAGGATCTCCATCGCCCCGAAGACCTTGCGCCAGGTCTCCGGCGGCTTCCCGGTCCAGGAGGCGAGGCCATCGTGGTAGCCGTCGGCGAGCGCCGTCGCGTACCGCTTCTTCGCGAGCTCGGCCTGCCACTTCTGCGATGACCGCGGGTCCAGCGACGCCTTCGACCGCGGAAACGTGAAGTCCTTGTTGAGGATGTTGAAGAAGTGGTCGCCCCTGCCCGGCGCCGCGCGCCCCATGCCGAGCGAGTCGCCGAGGCGCTGGAAATAGCCGCGGGTGTCCTCTGGCGTTCCGGCCTCGTCTACGGCTTCGTCGACGGCTCCGCTGCCGAAGTCGGCGGGTTCTTCGCGGAGTCCTCCTGCACCCACCACGGCTTCCCCGCGCCCTGCCTCCGCGCCAACTCGTCCTGCGCCTCGGTCCGCAGCGCCTGCGTCTGCGGGTCCGCGCTCTGCGCCGGCAGCGAATCGAGAAATTGCTGCCATTGCGGCGTCGGGCTGAAGGACGACGGTGGATCGATCAAGTCGAGCACTGACATCTCCCCTGAGTGCGGCGGTGCGCGGCGACTGCGCCATCGCGTCCTGGGCTTCCCGCGCGGCGCGGGCGACGATCGAGCGGTAGACGCGATCCGGGAGCCCCTCGGAACCGCGTGTACTCACATAATCGGTGAGCCCCGCCGCATCAAGGGCGCGGTTCACCATGTCGGCCTGCAGGCGTTCCGCAGCGTCCGGGGCCAACTTGTCGCCGAGCACCTGCATCGTGAGGGCGCTCCGGACGATCCGGTTCGCGGCTTCGTAGGGCGCGCGGGCTGCGGATAGATTTCCGGGACGCTCGATGTGCTGGTCGAATGCGACCTTCGCCTCGGGCGTCAGGTGCGCTGCGAAGATGTCGCCATGCGGCCCGTGCGCAACCACGGTGGCCGCGCCGGGATAGCCGAGCGTCGCCACGTCGCTGCCGCTCAGCGCGAGGTCTCGGGGATGGTTGTGGTGGATGGCGAGGTCAGACGCCGGATCAGCCAGCCGCTCGTTGAGCCCGGGCACATCAAAGCTGACGCGGTCCGGCGCATCGCTGGTCCCGGCTCCGATCGGCTGACCGCTGCGGTCGACGATGGCGAGGTGCTCGTTTCCAGTCTGCGCTCCCGAATAGGAGACGTAGTGTGCGGCCGCAGCGGTCTGGGCGTCCGGGGTCTGCGGATAGGCCGAGGCGAACTGGTGATATTCGTCGGTGGTGTCCCGTGCGCCTGGCGCGCTGGACGAAGTCGCCCCGGGTTCCTCCAACCCTTCCTCGTCATCGGTTCCGCGCATCATGTCGACGACCGGGCGGCGTTCGGTGATCCTAGCGATCGACCCGGCCGCGTCATCTCCAGTCGGCACGAAGTAGCGGGTCCGGTAGCCGATGCGCTCGGAGAACACCCCCGCTGAGCGCAATTCGGCATCGTTGCTGTAGTCGGGGCCGATCAATTCGATGCGCGGCTGATCGGCGACCATTGATCGCCGCAGCGACCACCCGTTGGCTAGCGAGGCGCGGGCTCCCTGCGCGACGCCAGCCGCGACCTCGGCCGGCTCGTAGGTGCGGCCGCTGCTTTCGGCCCCGAGGGCCTTCAGCGTTGCATCTAGGTCGGACGGAAAGATAGTGCGCCCCAGCATACGCTCGCCGGTGTCGGTCTGCAGCCGATAAACCTTCGGGAACCCCTTGAGGCGATCCCAGATTGGCAGCAGCGCGCCGGTGATGAGATGTTCGTCGTGGCTCTGGAACTCGGGGAGTGCCGCCACCTGCGCGTTCCAGAGATCGCGGGCTTGGCCGGGGTCATCGATGCGCTCCCAGTTCCGTTCGGCGCCGTAGCCGTCGATCTTGTCGCGGGAAAGGAAGGTGTACCGCAGCGGATCGGTGAGCCGGTATTCCGGGATGATGCGCCCGGTCTTAGCGTCGGTGACATCGTTCGACGGCGACACCGCCATCACCTTGCCGGACCGCTTTGAGCGCACATAGAAAGCCGGCGCCTCGCCGCGGCTGGCATTGCGGGATACCTGATCGAAGGTGCGCGGGTTCACCCGGTTGTCGACCCGAAGCCGCACGTACTTGGTCTCTGCTCCGGATTGCGGGTCGCGGTGGACGGTGCGCTCCTCCTGTTTGGCGATCCGATCCGCCTTGAGGGTTTCCGTTCCAACATCCAGCGTGCCCGCAGCGGAAGCGCGGTCGATCGCCGTGTTCAACCGTTCCTCGAAAGCACCGAAGACCGCGTTCTGCGTGTCGAATTTCAGCGACAGCAGTCGGTTCAGAAACTGCGTGATCTCTGGTGCCTCGGTACTCTCGTGGTTGCTGTTCTCCAGTTTGAGACCGGTCTGCTGTTCAAAGTCGCGGGGTTCGATCGCCGGGATGCGGCCATGCTGCATGTCGCGCCAGAAGGCGGACAGGGCCGAGCGGGCTTCCGTACTTTCGAGGTTGTCGCGGGCGCTGAACATCCCGGACTCCCCTGCGCGCCGCTCTCCCTTAGTCAGAGCCCCGAGTTGCGCCAGGCGGCGGGCGATCGAAGAGATGAACCGACGCTGTCCCTGGAGGTCGGTCGTGACGAGATGAAAGATCGGCGCCGACGCCTGGTTGGTCCGGTGCGTGCGGCCGAAACCCTGGATCGCCTTATCGGCTCGCCACCCAGCCTGCACTAGGTAGTGCGACCGCCGCGCACCCGCGCTCTCCGATGAGAGGTCGGCATGATAACTGCGGCCCGTCATGCCAGCCTGCGAGAACACGAGGATCGGCTTCTTGGCATTCTGGAAGGCGTCCGCCTCGGTCACGTTCGCGCTCGCCGGCCGGGACTCGATCTGGTTGCGGACTTGGCCGCGCTCATCAGCCTTCCGGACGACGCGTTGCTTCCGGCCCGTGATCTCGGCGACCTTGTCGGTGCCGAAGTGGTTCATCAACAGTTCGAGGGGGCCGTCCGGCACACGGATGCTGCCGAGCCGCGACAGCAGCTGATCTCGCATAGTTACGGCCTTGGCGTTCTCGACGAGGTTTCCGGCGCTGTCCCGCACCGGGCGGCTCCGCGTGTTGCCGTTCTCGTCGACGTACCCCTCCATCTGGTGAACCGGGAATGACTTCTCGACCAGCTGCATCAACTGATCCCGTGGGGTCATGTCGAGGTCTTCAAGGTCGCCTTCCTCGGCTCGCGCCCGGGAGATCGCGCGCTCCTGCGAGGCTTCGTTCGTGTTGACGAGTTGCAGGACGGACTGGCGCCCGGCCCTCAGGTCTCCCTCGATCCCGCGGATCACCGACGGCATCTGCAGTGTCGTGATGAGTTGGTTGAAGAAGCGCTGGTGTCCCGACCAGAACGCCGACAGCGCATTGGACCGCTGCCGCGAATCAGCTTTCGGGTTGCCATTGTTGTCACGGGTCCCGGTCGTCGCGAGCAGCGCTTCCTCCATGTTGTTGAGGACGCTCTGCCAGCCGTCGGCCAGATCATCGTAAATGCGGCGCTGATCCGGCGACAGGTTGTGTTCGAGGCGGTCGTACTCGACGCCGTCATAGCTGAGGTTGCGGGAGATGTAGGAACCCATCGCCTTCATGTCGCGAGCGACGAGCTCCATCGCCGCGACTCCCCCAGCCCCGATCTGGTTGATGAACTCACCCTTGTTCGGGAAGGCGGATCCATGTCCCCAGAGCCCGAGCCGCTCCGCATAGGCGAGGTTGCTGACCTCTGTCGCGCCGGTTGCGGACACATAGACGACCCTGGCGTTCGGTAGCCGCTGCTGCAACTCGATCCCGGACAGCGCCTTCTGCGCGGCGTCCTGCAAGCCGCGGGAGCCCTTGGTCTGAATGCTGTTCGCGAGGTTGTGCGATTCGTCGAAGGCGATAACCCCGTCGAACTCGGGGCCGAGCCAGTCGACGAGCTGGTCGACGCGGGTACGCCCTTTGAGCGTCCTCCCCTCGGCGTCCTTCCCCTGCCGCTCATAGCCTTTGAGCGTGTCGTAGGTGAGGAAGCCGATCCCCTTCCCGACCTTGACATCCTCGCCCGGCTTCGCGGTCTTCCCGAAGTCGAAGATTTCCTTCGGATCGCGGTCCATCCAGCGCCAGTCCCGGCGCGCATCGTTGATGAGGGTGCGGCTTTCGCTGAGCCATACCGCCTTGGTGCGGCCCTGGTTCCAGTTGTCGAGGATAATGCCGCCGACCTGAGCGCCCTTTCCGACGCCGGTCCCATCCCCTATGAAGTAGCCGCGGCGCTGAGGCACCTCGCCCTCGATCGCGGGCAACATCTGCGCATGAGCGTGTCCGGCGTAGACGATGGCTTCAAGCTGCGCGTCGGAGAGCTTCCCGGCCGAGATCAGCGCTTTCGGAAGTCTCGGTGCGTAACTCGTTTCCGGCGGCATCACCGATGCCATCGCGGCGGTCTGCACCAGTTTTGTCGGGTGGCTCTTTGCGCCGGCGACCGTGATCCGCTGTGGCCGGTACGGTTCGTAGACCTGCTCGGTGATCGGCCCCGCAGTCTCCGGGTTCGCGCCGGTCTCGTCGACGCTGACGACAGCGGGCGACGGAACTACGTCTGGAGATGTGGCGCCGGGCGGTAGAACGGCTCCAGGCTCGCCTTCAGGTCGTAGAACCATTGCATCAGGCGCTGCGCTCCCGCCTGCCACGTCGGGGCGTCCAGCAGCTCCTCCGACAGGGTGCTGCTCTGCTCCTCCGTCGACCCCGCGTTCGGGTTGCTGAGGAGCCACCTCATCACGTCCGCTGGGGCGAGCCGCGGGCTGTCCAGCTGCTCCGCCGCGCTCTCCAGGTCCGACCGATAGCCCTCGGCCTGTCCCGGTATCGGCAGGCGGAACTGGAACCCCAGTTGCAGCAGTTCGATCGCGTGAAGCCGGTTCGGGTCCGGGCTCAACTGCCCCTTCGCCATGCACCGCTGCGCCGCTTGGTTGACCGGCAGCCGGTTCAGCGCCGGCAACGGGTTGCGGTCGATCATCCCGCACCTCCTGTAGCCTCTGCATAAGATCGGTGACGCCGGTCGATTCCGCAATAAGCGGCGCGCGACCCGTTGGTGGCACCTTGTCGATGACGAGGAGCCGAGTTTCAAAATTGGTGCCGTACTTGTTGTAGACCTCGCCCGGCACGCCGATGTTGGCGCGGACGTCGTATTGCTGGCCGATCCGTCGCCACCAATCCGCGAAGTGCGCCCCGGTGCCCTGACGGTACGCGGCCTCCATATTCTGCCCCATGCCGCGGCCAACAATCGCGACGAGCCTGCCGCCGGACTCCAGCCGCTCCAACGCCTGCTCGACGTGCTGCGCGCCGATGTTGATCTGGCGTCGACCGGCGAGCCGCGTCCCGGCCGACGAAAACGGCGGGTTCATCAGCACGGCAGTCGGGCGCACCTCGCGCGGCAGGATGTTGTTGATCTGCTCCGCATTCTCACGGAAGGCCCGGGTCGGCCGAAGGCTTTCGACCAGCGGGGCGCGATTTGCGGAGATCTCGTTGACGGTGACCTCGCGCGGTTTCGCGTTCATTGCGAAGACCGCGAGGCTGCCGGTACCGGCGGAAGGCTCCAGAACGGAGTCGTCGCGGTCGAGGCGGGCGGCCCAAGCGGCGGCATAGGCGAAGTCCGGCGGCGTCGAGAACTGCTGAAGCGTTTCCTTTTCCCCGGCACGCACCGTCTGCGTCGGCAATTTCTCTTTCAGTGCACGGAGTTCTGCGGCGGTGCTAAGGGCGCGGCTGAGGTCTACCGATGGATCAAAGCGCTCCGGGTGCGCGGCGATGAACTTGTTCACCCCGAGTTCGAGCGCATCGTACATCGTGGCGCGGTCGAATTTTCCCTCGGCGAGCTTGCTGCCGTAGACGCCCTCCGCAAGCTGCTGCAACTCGCGGGCAGAGATCGGCGTGCCGCCCTGCTCCAGCCGAAGCGCAATGGTATCGGCCATCTGCACCTGCGGATTGTCGGAATGCGGGGTGGCCGGACTCTCCAGCGACGTTGAGACGAGGCCAAGATGTTCGTCCGCCGCGAGAGGAGGTTCGGGCTTTATCGCCGCCGGCACCTGCGCTTTCCCTTCGGCCAGGGCGGCGAAGTCGTTTGCCCGATCGCGTGCCGCCGCCAACCCTTCTTTTTCTGGAAACACGAACCCCGGTAGTGCCCCGCGGCCCCGATAGGACGAGTAGTAGCCGCCGAGTTTCCGGGCCTGCGCCCCGAGCCCCTTGAACTCGTCCGACCCGACCTTCTGCGCGAGTTGCACCGTGACGATCGGCGCTCCGGTCTTGGTGTGGTTGCCCTCGGTGACCTTGGCGCGGTTTCCGGCCTCCTGCTGCGCTTGTTCCCACGGCTTTCCGCTGCCCTCAACGAGGCTCTGAAACCTGGCGCGGGCATTCTCCACCGCACCGCCAGGCCAGGTCTCAACGAGGTTCTGGTACACCCCCCGTGCGGCGTCTGGTCCGCCCTGTTGGTACGCGGCGAAGATCTGCTCGGACGCGCGGCCGATGTCCGCCTCGGTTGGGGCGCGCTGCGGCTGAGGTGCCGGCGTAGGAAGAGGTTCCGGCGCTCGTTCCGGTTCCGTTGCCAATTCGGTCTCAGCAGCCTGCGGAATGGCGCGCTCATTTCCGACATCTGCGGCTTGAGGCAACGGAGTAGCAGCGGCAGTCCCCGGTTCATTTCCCACCGGCGGCACTGCACCGGGCTCCGCGATCGTCATGTTGCGCCCGGTGCCGGCCAAATATCCCTCGGCCGACAATCTGTCGATCACGCTCCGCGTGTCAGGCAGGCTGAGCCCGAGTTGCGAGCGGAGGATGCCGGCGTTGATCGGATTGCCGACGCCGCGGTTCTGGAGCAATTCGACCGCGCGCTGGTAGGGATCGGGCGGCGCCGGAATATTTTCGGGAATATTTGTCGCAACGGCCGGCGCGGGTTCTCCCGCAGTCTCCGGGGCTTGCGCTGTGACTCGGGTCGCTTCTGGCTCGGGCGGAGTCTCAGGGACATCTTCCCATGTACCGATGTTTTCGGGCCGCGGAGTGCCGTCGTATACAAATTGGGATCGGGGTGGTGCTGCCGGTTCCGCAACGGGCGCCGCAGCAGAAAGAATGGAGTGCGCAACGGCCGGCGTCAGGCTGCGAATCTGCTCTTGCGTGTAGCCGCGGCGGCCGAGCTCCGCGCGCATGGCGCCCGTTATCATGAACGGCACGCTTGCCGTCGTCCCGGCGTCAGACTCTGTGGGGGCGGCAGCGGGCCGCGGTGGTTCGATCGGCTCGCCCTGCGCCTCGCGCCCCAACGTCGCCTCCGCCGTGGCAAGCGCGGGCTGCGGGGTAACCGGCGCCCCAGTTGCGGCGGCACGCTCCAGCGCGGCGACGTGCTCGAGATCTTCCATCGTCGCTGGCTGGCCTTCGCCGGCCATCTGCGGCGCCGCCGTCACTTCCGGGCGAGGCGCTTCCGCTGGCGCTGGCGGTACTGCTGCGCGCGCTGAACCTTGGGCGGGAGGCGCTTCGACTGCTGGCGGCGCTCCTGCGGCTTCCGGTGTCGGGGCATCAGCTTCTCCTGTCGGCAGCGGGGCACGGAACCGGGCGACGTCCTCCGGGGTCATCGGGTGCTCGGTGCCGTCGGCGTCCTTGAGCACGATGTCGCCGTCGGGGGTATAGCGGCTGACCGTGACCGGCTGCACGCCGGCGTCGCCCATGTTGAGGCCGAACGTCTCGCCGATGGCTGGCGGCCATGCTGGCGCGGCTGCGGCCGCTGCGCCGGGCCCTGGCGGCGCTGGCGGGGCCGCTGGCCCGGTTTCCGACGGCGGCGCGTGTCCGGCAAGCCGCGCGGCGGGACCCGCCAGCGGCCGAGCCACGGCCGAGCCGGCCCCGGTCAGCGCCGAACCGACGCGAGTCTCGTTGTTGAAGAGACCGCCGACCCCAGCGGCGCCGGCGATCTCCCACGGATTCAGCGGCTCGCCCTGCACCTTTTCATTAACGGCCTCCTGGCCACCCATGATCGCGGCGGGGAGAGCGCGCTGCGCCACGGGGTTCTGCATCGCCCGAGCGAATGCTCCAGCCCCTTCCGGAAGCGCATGCTCGGCGGCTCCGAACGGAGACAGCGCGGCAAGGTACGGGGCATTCTCGCCGATCCATTGGGCGACCGGGTGCGCCTTGGTCTCCGCCTCTTGCTGCTCGGTTCCCTGGCCGACCGCTTCCTTGACCGACTCCGGGATTTTCGATGTGACTGCCTCCTGCGCCTTCTCGGTGCCATACCCGGCCCCCATAGCGCCGATGCCGCCGCCGATAATCGCGCCCGCCGGCACCGTCAGCCAGTCCAGCGGCCCCCCGAATGCACCGATCGCCGCACCTAGTTCCGCCCCGGCTCCGGCCCCAACGAGACCGCCAGCAGCCGGCACGACGCTGCGCTCGGCGGCATGGAGTGCCGCTTGCCCTGCGGTCGGCGCTTTCGGCCCCGGGGTCAGCCTCGAGAAGTCGAGCGCGGGGGCCGGAGGCGCTGCTGGTTCGGCCTTCGCCGGCATCTGGTAGAGGTCGCCGCGGGTCGGGTCTTTGATCCAGGAGCCCGGCGCCGCCGCGTCGATGTCCGCCTGTGACTTCGGGAGGAGCGGCGATTCGCGGGTGAAGGCTGCGGCGGCCGCGGGTTTCGGCGCGTCGAATTTGTCGAAGAAATTGCCGCCGGTGGCAGGTGGTGCCGCGGCCTTCGTGCCCGCGTCGAAGCGGTCAAAGAAGTTGCCCGGCGGCGCCGAGGGGATCGGTGTCGCGGCGGGTGCGCTCGGCTTTGCGGGCTGGTCGAACTGGTCGAAGACGTTCCCGGCCGGCGCTACCACCTGGTCCGGCGCGTCGGTGTCGCCACCCTCGGCGAAATGCTGCCAGCCGTCCATCGAGCGCCCCGTTGCCGCGCGGCGATACTACGGCGGAACTTCGTTGAACGCGAGATGCGGAAGGTGTATCAGAAAGGCGAAGGCCGGAGAGCGATAACTCCCCGGCCCTCTGGATCGAATGTCGTTCGGGCGACGGCGATCTTGCGGGGGTTATAGCGCCGCCAAAGCGCACCTGACAACCTTTCCGCAATATCTCCCTCATCAAAACCGGCGTGCGATCTGTCATAGCGGCTTTAGCCGAGGCAGAGGGCGTGTGCCGCAGGGCAGCGCTCGGGTGGCCTGCGAGGCGCCGCACGCGCGGAAACCGGGTTTAGCGGCTTACCGGGAACGCGCGTCCGCAAACCGCGAGGCGCCGATAGACGCCGCTCTGGGATGTCGATGCGATCGGCTGCCCAGAGACACCGTTAAGACACCCCGCTATGTGGAACAGCGCCGAAAGCCGGGCGATGCAAGGCCCGTCCGGTCCCGCGAGGGAGCGCCAGATCGCACTGTGTCGCGGCTCCATACCGCGCATAAGATTTTCCCCCGGCTCCGGCTGGGGGAGCCTGTGCCCTCACCACCCGCGCATCTAGCTCGAAGGATCAGGTCCCGCAGCCGCCCTCGCAGTCGGCGAACACATCCCACCCGGACTCATCGGGATCAAGGCCCGGCAACCGCGGGCTCCGACGCACATGCTCGGCGATCTCACGGTAGCTGTCCCGATCCGCCCGAAACAGCGCGGAGGTCGGATCGAGGGCTCCGACCTTCACGCCGAGTTCCTTGCCGCGCCCGCTTTCCATCGCGGGCCACCATGTCATGCGCTCATAGTGATCCGCGAACATCCGCTCGATCGCGGCTCGCTTCTTCAGGAAACAGCCATCGCAATTCCCCTCCCATGAGCCGGCGAGATCCAGGTCGAACGGCTGCGCCTGCCAGAACGGCGTGATGTGCGCGGCCTTTGTCATCCGCGCCTTGACGAGCGGACAGGAGGTGCGGAAACGCTCTTTGTGCGCGGCATTGCGGATACCGGCGCGGATGACGCGGTTCATTTCGTCGGCGCGGAATCCGACGAGGCTGATCCACCGCGACCAGCCTAATTCGGCATCAATCCAGCGGCGCGTCGTCCGGATTTTTAACTCGATCGTGCAGAAGCGAGTGACCGGATTTGGGAGGAAGGCCTTTCCTCCCACCAGCATCTCAAAGGGTTCGCCATGGCGACTGGCGCTGTTGTGACTCACCGGCTCAGCCCACTGTCGCCCAGTCTCGGGATCGCGGCGGTATTCGAGCCACTGGATATGGACGCCCCAGCGCTCGCCCATGTCGCGGACGAAGTCGAGCGTCGCCGGCATCTCTCGCCCGGTATTACAGAAGAACGCGAACACATCCGGGGGCAGCTTGCCGTCATGAGCATCGAGGATGTGGTGCAGCATCATCCCAGATGTGCGTCCGCCGCTGACGTTGATTGCGGCGGGGCCGGTGACGCGGAAGGGGTTCGGCATCGGGTCAGCCCATCACGATAATTCCGCCACCGGATCGACGTTTTCCTGCCCGAGACCAAGCCGCAGCCCCTCGCCAGCCCGTAGGTGCTCGGTGATCTCCTCATGCAGCGCGATTGCCGCGTAGGTGTCCTTGAGCTCGATTTCGAGCGTGACCGTTCTGCCCCGGATGCTGACCGCGACTGTGCCGCCGCCGACGAGTTCGCTCATGAGGATCAGCGGCAGCCCGGCATCGTGCAGGGAAGATAGGTCGGCTCCGATGCCGACGACGAGCCATAAGGTTCGCCGCCATCACCGACGCCGCCGGAAACATCCGGGATCTGCGGCAGCGACGGCACGTAGAACGGCGGCGGTGGCGCGAACGCCGGGTTTGGCGTGATCGTGCCGCGGTAGTCGTCGTCCCGGTTGCCGTATTGGTCATACGAGATTTGCGCCAGCGCGTTGCCGGCACCGAAAACCAGCGCGCCGGTCGCGATGCAGGCAAGCGCCATCTTGTTCAGCTTCGTCATTTCGGCTCTCCCGTTGGGTCGGCTGGGGTCAGCAAGATGCTGCGGGTGCGACGGTACTCGTCGAGATCGAATCCTATATCGGTCGTCGCGAGGATGAGCCGCCCGAAGACATCCGCCGGAAGATCGTCGGCATCGTCGATATAGGAAAGAACGGCAGCGCTTTTACCGGCCCCGTTGAATGCTGGCGAGATCGCCTGGATACCGGTGAGGATAGCGCGGCGTTCGTCCGGCGTGAGCGCACGCCATGTTTCCTGGACGACGTCGACGACGCTCATTTCGGTTCTCCATGTTTCTGGCCCGACGCCAGCATCTCCCGGTCAGCCTTCGACCCGGCGAGTAGAATTTCCCGCTTCAGATCGGCGGTCGTACCCTTGAACCATTCCCCACAGTGAAACTCCCGGCAGATAGCGGGGCGGTTCTGGTAGATCGTGCAGCCGATCATGGGATCGAGATAGGTGCAAGCGCCGCTCGGCTTTCGCTCCAAGATCGACATCGGGGCACCAACATCCAAGCGCCAGCCTGCCGGCGGCGGCTTGTCGGATGGCATGATGAGGACGATCTGATGGCAGCAGCCGTGACAGGAGCCGCAGTCGATCGCCGCGCTCACAGCCCGGCCTCCTCTGCCTCTTTCAGGATCGCGTCGATCATCGCTTGGTAGATTTCCTTGTCCTGCGCATGAGGGATGCGAGCGGCAGCAGCCTTCATGGCTTCCGTTGGCTCCCGCAGCGTCTCGACGACCGCCCGGGTCAGCCGGCACCATTTGGTCCAGGAGGCATCTTCACCGATCTTCGCATCTGGCGCACGGTCAGGCGGGTTGTTCCCAGTTGATGCCCGATAGAGCGCGCGGGTGGCTTCTTCGAGCTTCGTCATCTCAGTCCCTCCAATAGTTTCGCCAGCCGCTTTCTTTGTTCAGCCGTCCCAAGGAGGGACATGATTCGGCGGCCATCGGCGGCGCGGATATATGTGAAGGCGCTTCCGTGGGGCCACTCGGATGTCCACGGGAAAGATAGTGAACTGGGCTCTGCCGGAACCGGCATCGCGATTTCTTCGACCCAGACGCGCTTCCACAAAGACATCTTGACCGGGTGGCTTTCCGCCGACTCCAGGGTTTGAAAATACCGAAGCGGCAGGATATTGCCCTCGTGCGTTTCGGCCTTCACGACGAAGCGATGCTGCAACTGCCCGATCCCCGGTACGTGACCACGCCGACCTTGTAGCACAGGGCGCGGATGTGTGATACGCATATGGGTCACAAAAACGGAGAGCGCAATATGGCGGAGGCATCGGCGATATCCTGGACAGACGCCACGTTCAACCCCTGGATCGGATGTACCGCCGTCTCGCCAGCCTGTGACAAGTGCTATGCGCGGGCGCTGATGCAGGACCGCTACGGCAGAGTGATATGGGGACCAGGAGAAGTTCGCATCCGTACCAAGACCTGGAGAGATCCGCTAAAATGGAACCGGAAGGCCGCGCTTACCGGATATCGTCCTCGTGTTTTCTGCGCCTCCCTCGCTGACGTTTTCGACAACGAAGTCGAGCAAGCATGGCGTGATGACCTGTGGCAGCTTCTCCGCGAGACGCCAAACTTACGGTGGATATTGTTGACGAAGCGGATCGGCAACGCGCCGAAGATGCTGCCCGCCGATTGGCCCTTCGCGAACGCTGGGCTTATGTCCACCCTCGAAAACCAAGAGGTTTGGGATCGCGACTTCCACAAGCTGATGGCGGTGCCGGCGGCGTGGCACGGCGTCTCGGCTGAGCCCCTGCTTGGGCATATCGATATCGGCAACGCGAAGCCTGATTGGATCATCTCGGGCGGCGAGAGCGGGGCCGGATTTCGCCCGCTCGACATGGATGCCGTGCGCTCCCTGCGGGATCAGTGCGCGCGGAATGACATCACCTTCCACCACAAGCAGAACGGCGGCCGGCGCGGCAAGGATTCCGGCTGTCTGGTCGACGGGGTCGAGCACAAGCACTTCCCGCCAGCGCTTGCAGCATGAAGGCCCTGACGATTTGGCAACCCTGGGCGACGCTTATTATGGCCGGCGCAAAGCCGGTCGAGTGGCGAGGCTGGCCATGTCCGAAATATGTCCAGGGGCAGCGTATCGCGATCCACGCCGGTTCGCGGGCCGTTAAGCCGTACGAGATCGCCGACATCATCAGCCGGATCGATGACGCCGAAACCTCGCTGGTCGGGGAGATCGCGCGACCGCTGTTGACCGGCGTTCACCGGCTTTCCTGGCCGCTGTCATCGGTGCTCGGAACGGCGATCGTCGGCGAACCGATCCCCGTCATGGATTGGCTGCGTTCCCACGCGCCGGGATTTCTCGACAGCGACCGCGTCGATCATTCGAAATATGCGTGGCCGCTGACGGAGATCGAACGGTTCGACATTCCGGCTCCCGCGCGGGGTGCACAGGGATTCTGGAACTGGCGAGCGTCCTAAAGCCGGCTACTGCCCGAGATACTGCGACGAAGCCCCGGCCCCGTACTTCGCGTCGAACTGCCCGCGCATTTCCGGATGAGCTTGTAGTGCGCTGACGGCGGCCTGAGGCGGACCTGAGGGCGCGGCTGCCTGCGGGGTCGGTTGAGTGGCTGGCGCTCCCGGCTGAGGCGTAACCCCGAGCCCACCCTTGAGCGTGTCGAGGTGCTGCCGGTAGGCCCCGTTGGCATCGAAGCTGCGGCCGATGTTCGAGGGGTCCATCATGAATGCGTGCTGGTCTTCGGTCGTCCAGGTTCGCGCCTGTGTTTCGATCGAGAGGTTGAGCTTGGCTGCGGCATCCGGATTCGCCTTCGCCGCCGTCAGCCGCTGTTGTGCCTCGGCGACCGTGGTCGGCCGGTTCGGATCGTTGGGGTCGTTCATCAGCGCCTGGATGACGGCGAGGCCGGGAGGAGGCCGGTTTGCGATGGCGGTGTGGTAATCCCGGGTCGCTTGGTCACGGATGCGCTGCTCCTCGAGCTTGGACGCCTGCACTCCGGCCGAGGTGGTGGCGATCTCCTGCCGCAGCGCGAGCGTGTCGTTGCCCTGCTGGATTTGACGCTGCAGGTTGTCGTAGCGGTACTGCATCATCTGCGTGTTGTTGGCTGCCGTGTTGAGTGCGGCCTGGTGCTGATCGCCGGCGCGCTGCATCCGGTAATCGTTGAGGTCGGACTGCCGGAGCACCTGCGCCTCGGCGAGCTGCTGCTTATTGTCCTGCGCCTCCTCCGTCTGCATCCCCTTCGCCGCGAGCTCGAGCCCTTGGCCCAGCGCGACCCCAGGATACGGCGACCGCGACGCCAGCATGCCGGCCCCGGTGAGGAATGCCATGTAGTACGGTGACTGCATCCACTGCCGCATCGCGCTCTGGTGCTCCGGCGGCACCTGTGAGAGCGCGCGATTGCCGATCTCCGTCGCCTGCTGCTGCGGAGTGGCGGCCCCTCCGGTAACGACCTGGTCCGCAGGTGCGCCGCCCCCTGCGCCCACCGCGCGTTGGCCAAGCTGCAAACCTCCGCCAGCGACAAGATTGCCGCTGCGCAACCCGTGCCAGATGTTCGGATCAAAGGTGCCCCCATGCGCCTTCGCGTAGTCGAGTGAATAGTCGATGGTGGCGAGGTGGTTCGCGGGGTCCAGCGGATTTTTGCCGGTATCGCGGTAGAACTGGTCACCCAGCGACGTTCCCTGGCCCGGACGACTCGGATCGTCGAGGTGAAGTTGGAAGGCACCCCCCGACGATCCACTATCCCCGAGTTTGAACGCTCCGAAGCCACCTTCTGACCCCACCGTTTTTTCCGCGAGCGTAGGATCGAGACCGCGTGCAATGGATCCTTGGCGAATATAATCTGCGATCGGTCCCGTTGCGGTGCTCGCGGCGGTCTGCTGTTCTGCTGCACTTCCTTGGGGCGGTACTGCCGGTTGAGCGGAAACCCCCGATGCCTCGGGCGTTCCCTGAAACCATTGACCAACCTTCTGATATCCGGTGTTCGTCAGATGCACCGGGTCCTGTGGCCTCACATCCTGTTGCCAAATACCGCCGAACGGTATCCCGGCGTCTCCAGCGATCTTGTCGATCTGCGCCGCAACAGGGGTCATGTCGGTTCCCTTGGCGCCGGTCTTGGTGAAACCAGCGATTCCAGTCACGCTCGCCCCGCGCTCCTTGAGCGCCGATATCTGCCACGGCACCAGATCAACCTGGGAGGGATCGTTGGCGACGCCCGTCGACAAGACGACGCTCTTGCCTTTCCAATATCCCTCTGGTCGCGAGGTGATGTAGTCGTACTCAGCGCGCGGCGACCGACCGATCGAGCCGTCGACATTCGGGTCAAGCGGCGTCGCACTGGTCGTTCCCTGAAGGCCGCCATGCGCGATGAGACCCCATGCGTGACTATCGCCGGTGGCGTAGATCGGGGCCGGGGCGGCATCCTTCGGCGCGGGACCCTGACCTGGACCGGCTGATGTTGCCGGCGAGCCGGTGTCGCGGAGACCAAGCCCGGCATCCCCGGCTGCGGGCGCAAAGAGGTCCGGCGCGGGAGCCGCGCCTGGCTTCGGCAACCCGGACACCATCCCGTCCTTCGTCGTATCCGGTGCCGTCGTATCCGGTGCCGCAGCGGCGGGCACCGACGATTTGGACGGCATCGGCGGTAGCGGCTTCGGCGTAAACGGCGGCTCGTAGGTATTCGGCGACCCGGCCGGCATGTCGGGCGTCGTCGCTTCGCTCGCCAGCGTCTTGGCCCCGGACACGAGGGCCGAAGCCGGATCACCCATTCCGAACGAGGGGGCGAACTTCGGCCCCGATGGCGGTGCGAAATTCGTACTCCCGGCGGGGGTCCCGAGGCCGATGCTGGGAAGCGCGAAGACGTCGGTCTGCACCTGGTCGTCGGGAGGGAACAGAGCCGCTCCGCCCCCGGCATCCGTGCCGTCGTCAACCCCAAGCCCAGCCGCATCGCCGCCATCCTGGAACCCGGTGCGGCCACCGCGCTTGCTGCCCCCGCTTGGAGAATTTTCCACGGCCTCAATTTCAGGATCAATGGCGATCGTCGTTGCCCCCGGCGTCGTAGTCGCCGCAATACCGTTGAGGCTCGGTGTGCCGAAATTGAGCGGCGGCGTCGTCACCGGGGAACCGCCGGGGTTTGGCAACTGCGCCAACGGCTGGTTCCAGCCAGCAAGACCACCCCCGGCCGCGACGGCTGGATTGCCGCCGACGCCGGGACCGCCGGTCAACGTGTTCGCGTTGAGCTGCGGGATAGCGACCCCGTTCGGTGCCTGTAGAAATGACATCCCCGCCGGCGACCCGGCTTGCGTCGTCGATGGGAAATTCGCGGGTGACGCCGCGTTGGCCCCGGTCCCAGTCGGGCTCGGCAGGTTCCACTGGTATCCGCTCGCCGACGGGTTGGCGTAGAACGAGGACAGCGGGGGCGCCGTAAATGTCGATGATGCGCTGGCCGGCCCCGGCGATCCCCCAGCGGCGAACCCCGGCGACCGCGGACGAATCGACGGGAGCCCGAGGTCGAGGGTCTTCCCTTCCGACGGATACCGGATCTTCACGGTATCGCCGCTGTGATCGACAACCGGAACCGGATCGATCTCACTTTCCGAAACCGAGGGCACCGCGATGCCCGATGCTATCCCGCCGTCCGCGAGCGTGGTGCCGGCGGTCGGTGTGGCCGCCTGGGCGGGCGCAGAGATCCCCGGAACGGTGCCGGCCCCCGAGGGTTGCTGCGCCCCCTGCGCGTAACTCGGCGATGGCGTCGCCGCGCTGCTGGGGTTCATCCGCTTCGATGCCAGCGCGCGCTGTACCATAGCCCCGTAGGGCGAACTCGGCGGCATCCGCACCGACAGCTCCTGCAGCTGCTCGGTCGACATCTGCATGAGCTGCTGGAAATAGTTCTGCGTGTTCGGTGACGCCCCCTCGATCGTCCCCGTCGACGGCCCCAGCGACTCCCCACCGTCCTGGAAGCCGAGCCGGCCCCCGGCTTTGCTGCCCGAACCCGCAGTGTTCCCGGAACCGAGGAGGCCGGATTTCTCCAGCGACTGCATCCCGGAGACGAGCCCGGAGGCATCCTTTTCCGGGTTATCGGCTGGCGCCGCGGCCGGCGGATGCGGCGGACCGCTGCCCTTGATCGCAGGGCCGGTCGCCGGCTGGATGATCTGCCCGATGCTGATCTGCGGAACCGCCGGGAGGCCGTATGTCGTCGACGTCGTCTGCGGTGTGAGAAGCGTGGTGCCACCATCCTGGAAACTGATCCGACCACCAGATTTCAGGAACTTCGATGCGAGGCCCGCGATCTGCACCAGCGGACCGAGATCGCCGAGGATGCCGGAACTGGCGGCGGTGCTGCTCTGCGTCGTCACCGGCGCGAACGGCGACATCGGCGATGACGGGTTCGCCGGCAACATCTGGGTCGGCGGGATCACCGAGATCGATAGGTTCGGCACCATCCCGTTGTTCGTCATCGGAGCGCCGCCGCCCGCGAAGCCGATCCGGCCACCTTTCTTGCTGCCGAAATCAGCATCCGCATAGTCGGCCGCGACGCCGGCACCCGTGCTCGCTCCGCTCGTTGCGCTGTTGTAGAGCCCGTAGGCCCCGAGCCCGGCCATCCCGAGACCGCCGAGCTGCGACAGCGTGCTCGGGGCCGGCGTCGTTGTCGTGCCAGTGCCGCCCGACAGCGACCCGGTGCCCTCGACAATGGGGGCCAGGAACTGAAGCTGCTGGTAGGGGTAGGCTTGTTGCTGCGTGTACTCCTCGTAGGGGACGTTGAGCTCTTCCTGCGCGAGCTGCTGCTGCATCCCGCCGGCCGAGATGTTCGCGGAGGCCCCGGTGAGCGCGGTGTTCTGCGCCTCGGTGCCGAGCGACGACATCCCGAACCCGGCTTGGCTACCGAGCCAGCCCTGTGCCTCGTCCGCCGAAAGCGCGGTCTGGTAGCCCTGCTGCTCCGTGTTTGCGAGGGTCGGAGCCTCGGCGAGCTGCTGCTGCTGCGCCGTCAACGCCTGCGCCACAGCCTCGCGGTCGCCGCCATAGGCTCCGGCCTGCGTCGCCTGCCCCTGCACCTGCTGCAGCTGGGTCGCGTTCTGCTGGTTGAAGAGGGATTGGGTCGCATTCGTGACATCGGTGGTGTAGGGGCTCTCGTAATTCTGCACCGTGTCGTAGAGCGGGGTCGTCGCGGACCCGAACTCCTGCGCCGCCGAGTTGATGTAGGGGTCGGCGACGCCCGCCGAGTTCGCGACGGTCTGGAAACCCTGCTGCTGCTGCGGCGTAAAACCGGCAACCAAGCTTCCGGAATACTGACTGAGAGGCTGCTGCGACTGGTTGAAGGCGGCATTGGTCAGCTCGCCATAGGCCTGTTGGACCGCGGCGGGTGGCTGACTCGTGGTGGTGGTCGTACCGCCGGAACTGCCGCCGCTCATCGCGCCCTCGCCGGATTTCCCGAAATTCCGGTGTAGATTACGGCAGAATGGTCAGGCTGTCATTCCACCATGAACAGCGAGCCGACCTGTTTCCCGCCGCAGAGCCGTAGCCAGCGCCGCTGCATTGCGGGGTAACGGGCGCCGAGGTGCATGAACCCGGTCAGCAACGGGAACGGCGCCCCGTACTCCGCCATCGCGGCGCTCGCCTTCATCGTCGCCTGCACCCACTTCGCGAAGGCCATCAGATCGGCCTCGTAGTGGTTGCCGTGCCCGCGGTGCCGCGGCTCGACGTACAGCCAGAGCTCGGTCGGCACCAGCACATCGGAGAACCACATCGGCTGCTGCAGGAAGATCCCCACGGTGCCGGCGAACCCCTCATACATCGGGTCGTCGATGATCCCGATCATGCCGAGGCGTTTGTCGCGGGGTTCCGTGCGGGTGTCCGGGTTCGGGCGCGTGCCGACCTCGATCTGCCGGGAGACGAGCACCGGGTTGAAGGGATAGCTCCATCCATCGGAATTATGGTGGTGCAGGCGCACCAGCAGGTCGTACAGCGCGGCCTCGTCGGCGGGGGTGGCGGCGCGGACGTTCTCGGGTTTGGCCGACAGCGGTGCCCTCGGCTTCTGTGTGAGCACATCCATGCCCTATACCGCAGCCCCGAAGACCGCGCCGCCCATAGACCTTTTCGGCGGCGGTGCCTTCTGAAGCCACGCGATGTTGAACTGGCGGACGTTGTGGATCATCCGGTCAAGGAGATCGTGACCGACATCGGCAGCAGACTGGCCCTTTTTGCCGAGACCCTGCGCAATGGCACGCTCGCCGAGGGCAACAACATCACGGCTCGGGACGACAATTTCGCCAGCCGCCGCAAGGATCGAGGTCGAGTGCGGATCGCCGCCACCGGCCTGCGGCTGCAGGAACGATGGCACCGTGGGCGCGCGAGGCGGCCCATGCCCACGATCCTCATGTGGGATGCGCATACCCCAGGGACCGGTCGCAAGCGATGCCTCAAGAACCTTTGCTCCAGCGAGCGTATTGCCCTGGCCGAGCCCGCTTACGACATCAGCCGGAAGAACATGACTCCCGGCAGCTACGCTCAAAGGGAGCCGATCGGTGCGACCAAACCCGCCGCCCCCGATCAGCCCCGAGTCGAACTGCTGGTCCGGATACCGCTGCTCACCGGCCGCCGAGGAGAGGCCCATACCCATGCCGATATCGCCACCGTACTGGAACCCGGCATGTGTCCCGCTGCGGGCCTCCGACCGCGTCCACCACGGCGACCCCTGACTCGGGCTGGTCGTCTTGCCGAACCCCGGATCGGTCGGGAGCTTCATCGTGCCGGGTGAGCCGAGGTGGAAGGATTCGCTTTTGAGGCCGCCGCCGAGGGCGCGCTGATCGTGCATCATGCCGTTGCCATGCTTATTTGCCGTGGCGATCGCCTCGCCCTCGGGGACCCCGGAGCTGACCATCGCCGTCGCCATATGAGCGGCCTTCGTCGCGGCAGGCCCCATCAGCTTGTGGTTGTGCCGGTCAGCGAACTCATCACCTGTGGCCCACGGCATGGCTTACCTCGCAGACTCGAACCGCAGGAGTTTGAATGACGAGACGCCAAATGACGAGGGCTTCAACTGTTCCCCCTCGCCGCCGAACCACACCGGGACCTTGATGCAACGGCTCTCGCCCTTCTCGTCGGTGATGGCGAGATGCGCGTAGTCCGAGTTGCGGTAAAGTTGGTCGTCGAGCGCGTCATGGAAAGCCGAGGCTTCCATGCCGCAATCTTTGCAGCACAGGACGAATGAGTGGCCGTGCTTTTCGCAAAAGCCGCCAGGATTCACCCCCTCGCTCATGCCGACCTCGCGATTTTGCTGCGCCGCGGCCCCAGCACACGCCGCGGAGCGAGCGCCGGAACCGGCTCGACCGCGCGCACCGGCTCGGCAACCACTGGCCGCGGCGGAAACGACGCTGAGTCCGCAAGGTCTGGTGCCGGCGCAACCGGGGCAGCGACGGCTACCGGCTCCGGGGCTGCGGCAACCTGCGCGGCATCCCTCCGGGCCGCGGTAACGGCGCGCTCCCGCTCCTCCTGCTCCCGTCCCTCGCGGTCGGTGACGGGCTCCCAGGTCTCCTTGAGCTCGCGATCCATGCGACGGACTGCGATGAGGTCGTTGGTCTTGTAGGCGTGGCCGGTCTTCGCCATGACGGTCCCGATGAGCCGCACCGTCACAATGTCGTCGCCGAAGATTTCCTCGACCGTTGCCCGGACCGCCTCACCCGGCAGCGTCACCAGAAGGAAGCCCCCGGGCTCCGGCATGAAGGCTCCGCGGCGGGCGTGAACCGGTAGCGCGGGAGAGGTGCGGACAGCGCGCCCCTGGCTCATCAACGGCTGCGTCTGAATGGGATCGGCCATCGGCTACCTCCGGATGACCCTTTGTATCACAATTCGCGGCGGCGTCTACCTCAGGAGTTTGCTGGGGCCCGCTACCGGACTCGAACCGGTAAGCCCCGGAGGACAGCGGATTTTAAATCCGTCGCGTCTTCCCATTCCGCCAAGCGGGCACGCCAGCGCCGCTATCCTATCACGATGGCGGCGCCAGCGCGCCATCCAGCAGGTCGAGGTAGAACTTCGAGACGTAGCAGCCGCAGACATCGCCCACGGTGCGGACAGCAATGATCTGCGCCAACTCCTGCCGTCGCTTCTCCGCCGCAGTGCGCATCTCCAGATCCGCGATCGCCTTCGACAGGAACGCGATCGCCTGCGCCCGGTTTTGGTGCGCCAGCGAGTAGGCCTCAGCGAGGATCGGATCCAGCGCGTTCATGGCGCGAACGGCACCATCGCCCATTTGCCGGCGACCGCGCAGAAGCAGATCGCCGAATGTCCGGCCGGGATCGAGACGCCGGTGCCGGCCGGCGATCCGTTGATGGTGTCGGCGCCCTGGCCGAACAGCTGCAGCGCATGGGCGCCCGCATTCTGCACGCCCTGCCAGAGTCCCGGCGTCGAGGTCAGCAGCGCGGCGCTGTCCGCTGCGGTGGCGACGGTGGCGACCTCGTTGAATTGCGCGGTGAGAACAACGGCGCTGCCCTGTCCGCCGCCGGCGTGCGCGGTGAAGCCGCCCTGCCCACTGCCCCGCACCAGCGCCGGCGTGATCTGCGTCAGCTGCGCCAGGATCGCGTTGACCGATATCACGAGGTTCTGCAGGGTCTGCGCGACCTGCGAGGCGTTGATGACTTGGTTGGCCGCAGCGGAGCCCGGACCGGCGGCTGTCCCATAAGGCGTACCGGTCATCAGACCCTCCCTGCCGGCTGTGTCCGGAGAAACGGCAGCCCGAGCCGGAACCAGACCCCGAGCGCACTGCACTCGACCTCGATGGCGACCTCGCGGGCGCGGGTTCGGAACGTAATGTACTCGGTCGTTGGGGTCACGGTGAAGGGTCCCTCGGTCGTCGGGGTGTCGCCGGGCCAGTTCCGGAAGTACAGCGTAACGGTGACCGATGGTGGGTTAGCCGTCGAATTAGTCCAGAGGAAGTCGGGGATAAAGCTGTCGATGAAAAGGAAGTCCTGCCCCTGCGACAGATGCGTGTACCCGCTGCGGATCAGCACTCCGGTCATCGCCTCGCCATCGGCGTCGACCCCGTTCTCGTGCTGTTGCAGGTAGCCGTTCTGATCGACCCAGACCGGGCCGCTCGGCTTGTTGGCATCGGTGCCGGCGGTGCGAATGAGGGAACCGTAATCCCATGCCTGCGTCACGATGTTGTATTTGACGTAGGAGTCGATCTCGCCGGTTCCCCCGCTCAGCGACGGATAGAAGAACCAGATTTCGTTGAAGAGGAAGTTGGAAAGCGTGACGCACTTGTCGGCATTGGCGTCGTCGAGGTTCTTGTAGACGACATCCCAGACCGAGCAGGGGATCGGCGTCACCCCGGAGCCGGAGTAGACAAAGAAGCCGTGATCCGACATCCAGTAGACCGTTTCGCCGAGGACGACGACGGCGTTCTGTGCAAGAAGCCCGCATTGCAGCCCGACCGGGATGAAGCCGTAGACCAGCGGGAAGCCGATGTACTGCATCTGCCAGAGGTCGAGGTCGGTCCAGATGAAGTTGCTGAGCTGGGCCGATAGCCCGGAAACGATCCGGCTGCCGCGGCTCAATCGGAAGGAGCCGGCCTGATTCGTCGTGCTCGGGATCCAGTCGGTATCGTCGCTCTGATCCGACCACCGCACCAGCATCGGGTCCATCTCGGAGCCGCCCAGCGGCGTCGCCCCGAAGGCGATGGCGATCTGCTGCGACGCCGAGACGAAGACGCCCTGGTTCGCGGCTGGCGCCGTCGCGATGATCGCCGCCGGAACTGCGGTATCAGGTGGCACCCAGTTGTAGATGCCGCCGCCGCTCGGACACGCCAGCAGGTTCTCGCCGAAATTGTCGAGGCTCCAGATGAGGAGCGAGTACGGGACAGCGCCGCTTGATGCCGCACCGCCAGGCCACCCCGCCGGCGTGATGCTGGTCAGCGCCCCGCTGGACTCGACATAGAGGTTGCTGTTGGTCCCGGCTGCAAACCATCGGATCGAGGAGAGGTCGACCCAGTAGTGCAGCGCGCGGCAGACCCCCAAGACGGCGGTGTTGCAGAGCTTGGCCCAGCCGCCGATTTTTTCCGCGAAGCCACCCGGTGCGAAAAATCTTATTAAGTTGCTGATATTCCATTGTCCATCAGCCGCGCTAGCGCTAGCTTCTACGTTCACCCCTGGAGGAATTTGGAGCCTAGTGAACATGATCGCCACCGAAACGGCGAAGAGACATGATGATATGCTCTGGCGCGTTTACCGAGCGCTCAATCTCGACAACGGAAAGCTCTATTTCGGGATCACGAGGCAGATGATCGCCGTCCGCTGGAAGTGGCATGTCTACAACGCGCGGCACAGCCACAAAAAGGGCCGGCACGCTGCGGTATTTCACCGAGCCATCATGAAGTACGGGGCTAAACGATTCTATGTTGAGATGATCTATGAGGCCGTGAACCTGCGCGAGGCCGTTGCGGTCGAGCGCGCCATGATCGCGTCCTATCGGTCTTTTATCCCCTACGGCTACAACATGACGCTCGGTGGCGAAGGGTCCGACGGAATGGCCCAAGAGAGCAGGGACCGGATATCGCGCGCGAATAAGGGTCGCATCTTCACCCTGGAGCAGCGCGAGCGAATGGGGAGAGCCCACTGGAAAGGTGTAGACGGACCTAAGCGGCCTCGCAAGCTGCCGGGGGCTCCGCGCAAAAAGCAGTCGCGAGAGGCAATCGAGCGCGGCGCGGAAACGAGGCGGGGACGAAAACGCTCGCTCGCTGCCATTGCCAAGACAGCCGCCGCCAATCGCGGGCGGAAGCGTCGACCTGGAACCGGCGAGAAGATCAGCCGTGCGAAGAAGGGGAAGCCAGCGGTGCCGATTTCGTTGGATGCGAAAATCGAGATGACCCGGCGTCGCCTTAGCGATCTCCGTGCGGCCGGGGCCTCTGGAATCAAGGGCGTCCGGTTCCGGCGTGGACGATGGGAGGCCAACATAAAGCTGGATCGACACTCCGTGTTTCTTGGCACCTTCGACGAGTCCGCACCTGCTGCCGTGGCGTTTCTGGGGGCTGTCGAACGTCATCTTGCAGCGCTCATTGCCCAGCAGGTGGCGCGGCGGAGTTCGCCAGGCGTGGCTGGGCCGTAGTCGCATTGACTGAAAGCGAGAGCTTGCGGCCCTCTTCGATCGTGATCCCAGGCTTCAGGCCTTGGTAGATAGCCTCCCACGACATCGCCATCTGCGGGTCATCCGACTGGCGCCCGTAGTCGCGCTGGTAGCCCGCGGCCGAAATCATCGCCGCAGCAAAAAACGCATCGGGGAAGAGCGCCGTCAGGATCGTGTTCGGGTTCCCCTCCGACAGCGGCTGCGGCCGGAAGGTGCCGGCGAACTCGACGTGGTAGTTGCCATCAAGCGTCGGGCCGATGAGGACGGCGTTCGGGATATTGCCGGTTCCTTCGTCGGCCTGCTCCTGCTCGCTGAAGATGGCGTAGTAGGTCTCGAACGGCACCGGCGGGGATGTCAGACTCTCCTGCGGCCAGGTCAGGTCGAGAAACTGGCGCGAGGTCCGCAGCAGTGTAACCCGCTCGGCGCCAGCATCGGCCGGTTGTGCACCGGCGGGGATGACAACGGAGACCTCTTCGATGACGAGAAGCTGCGGCGGGATCGGCACCTGCCGGATGCCGATGGTGCTCTGCTGCGTGCTGTCCCGAGTCCGCGTCGCGAGGAAGTCGAACTCGCGGTACATCCGAAGCTCGGCGTACTCGATGATCCGCGGCAGCACGATGGCGAGATTGGCGATGCCGCTGGGGTCCTGGATGACGAGCTCCGTCTGGAGCGAGGTTACGAACTCGGTGTAGTCATAGGACATCGCGTCACTGCCATCCGGCGTCGACGAGGATGAGACCCGCGCCGCCTGCTCCGCCAGCCAGACCGCCAGAGCCGGAGCTCCCAGCGCTTCCGGCGCCCCCCACGCCGTAGGAATAGGTCGCAGAGGGGGCCAAAATCAACAACTCAGAAAACCCGCCGGCTCCGCCTCCCCCCACTGCGAACCCTGTTCCGTTTGATCCTGGCCCTCCGCCGCCAGAGCAAGAATTAGCAGCGGCCGCTAGGCCGGCTCCCGCATCATTTCCGCCGGCCCCGCGCCCTCCTAAGACCGAACTGCCGCCCGATCCGCCGGAGAATAGGTTGGTCGTCGCTGTGACGGCGGCGGGACCGCCGGCCGCTCCAGTGACATTGACATCACCGCCGGAGGCAGTTCCCCCACCTCCTCCGTTGGACGAACTAGCCACGGACCCGATCCCGCCATTTGCGGTCAGCGGTCCGAACGTCGTAGCTCCGCCAGTGCCGCCATTGGTAGAACCGGAGCCAGAGCCCCCGCCGCCGCCGCCGGCGCCGCACGCCCAGACGGAAACCCACGTTGCCGTGACGCCATTGCAGGTCGGGGTCGTGTAGGTTCCGGTGCCACTCGTCTCGACAGCACGCTGGCGCTGGCAGAGGATGCCGGATACCGCGCCCCCGGTTAGAGACGCGACATTTGCAGTCCCCCCTGTCGCGTTTCCAAGAAGCGTCAGCGTCGAAATCTGCCCCAACGCACTGGTGGCGATCGGGTTTCCCGTCGCCGTGAGCCCCCCGGATCCCCACGTCGATCCATCCGGCAGCGTCACAGTTCCGGTAAAGGTCGGGGAGACAGTGGTGGCCGCGTTGGCGATCACAAAGGCGGTCGTTGCGAGTTGCGTCGTGTTGGTGCCCAGGACGGCGGTGGGGGCCGTCGGAATGCCGGTGAATGCTGGCGACGCGAGCGGCGCGAAGGCGCCACCAGTAACGAAGGCATCAGTCGCGATCTGCGTCGTGTTGTCTCCCTGCGCCGCAGTCGGGGCCGTTGGGATGCCGCTGAGGGCAGGAGATGCCAGCGGCGCGAAGGTCGGCGTGATGAACCCGGTGGTCGCGAGTTTGGTCGAGTTGTCGCCGGCCCCCGGCGTCGGCGCTGTCGGGGTTCCGGTAAAGGTCGGCGAATTGATCGGCGCAAACGAGGTCGCCACGAAGGCGGTCGTCGCAAGCTGCAGCGTATCGGTGCCGGGAGATGCCGTTGGCGCCGTGGGAGTCCCGCTGAAGACCGGGGAGACCAGGGACGCATAAAGCGAAAGCGCCGGCTGGTAGGAGGCGATCTGCCAGGCACCCCCGCCGAGCGCGATGGCGACCGCCGTATCGTTCATCGCGGTCACGATGCTCGCCGCCCCCGGGATCAACTGGGTCGACGAGTTGTAGGCGAGCGTCGGCGTGCCGATAAACCGGAGGAAGCGGATCGTCCCGGCGACGGCCGTTGTGCCGAATGAGGTGATGTTCGCCGAACCGGTGATCGCGACGACAGAATTGCTGACCGATCCGAGGTCCGTCGTCGGAGCGCTGGCGAGCGTCGCAATGCCGGCGCCCCCCGCCGGAGGGGACCAGATGTTGTTGACGTAATCGAGGCTGCCGACGATCACCCATGTCGTGCCGGTG